TTATTCGGACGCTATGCGCCCCTTGTTCTGCCGCTCGCTCTTGTACTGCATGGCCACTGCCGGTGCCGGCTTGGCGGCACCGGTCTCCAGCCACTGACGCATGCGGCTGGCATCGGCGAAGTGGGTGTACTTGCCAAAGGCGTCGAGGATGACCATGGCCACCGGGCGGTTGTCCATGCGGGTCAGCAGCACCAGGCAGTGCCCGGCTTCGTTGGTGAAGCCGGTCTTGGTCAGCTTGATGTCCCAGTTGCTTTTGTTTACCAGGTGGTCGGTGTTGCGAAAGCCCAGGGTGTAGTTGGGCTTGCGGAAGGCCACGGTCTTCTCGCGGGTGGTCGACAACTCGCTCAGCATCGGGTACTTGCGCGAAGCCATCAGCAATTTGGCCAGGTCGCGGGCGGTGGACACGTTCTGCGTCGACAGGCCAGTCGGCTCTACGTAGCGGGTATGTGCCATACCCAGGCTGCGGGCCTTGGCATTCATCGCCTTGATGAACGCCGGATAGCCGCCGGGGTAGGCGTTGGCCAGGCTGTTGGCGGCACGGTTTTCCGACGACATCAGGGTAATCAGCAGGGTTTCGCGGCGGTCGAGCTGGCTGCCCAGGCGCACGCGCGAATACACGCCTTTCATTTCCGGGTTGTTGGCAATGGTCATGGTGAGCATGTCATCCATGGGCAGCTTGGCATCCAGCACCACCATCGCTGTCATCAGCTTGGTTACCGAAGCGATCGGCACCACGCGGTCGGCGTGGCTCGAATACAGCTCCTGGTTGGTATTCAGGTCGATCAGCAGGGCGCTGCCTGAAGCCAGATGCAGCTTGGACGGGTCACGTTGGACTTGGGCCGGGGGTTGTGCAGCAGCAGTCGACGGAAGGGTCGCGGTACCTGTGAGCAACAGCAGCAGGCTGAGGATGGACAGGGATGTTTTCACGTTGAGGCTCACTAAAAGTTGGTATGTCGTTGGCTGTGCAAGGGTTTTCCCCAAAAACCGATGCATTCTGGAGTATGGCTGAATTGCTGTCGAATACCTTATGACTAAAGGGCGCAAGGTGAACGATATTTAATCCTGTACCAATTCTGTACCAATTAGCTGCATTTCTAGCTTCGCCAATTCACCCCAATCGTTGGCCGAATTCAGCCATTTCGCGTAGGTGGAAAGGAGCACTTGCACCGAGTGCCCAAGCTGCCCCGCAATGAAGGCCGGGTTCATCCCTGACATGAGGCACATCGTGGCATAAGTGTGCCGGCAGTTGTACTGAGGGCGGTGCCTGAGGCCCTTTGCTTCGACCGCATGGTTGAAGTGTTTGCCGGCGGTCTCTGGCACGGTGATGTGTGGCGACGAGCCGGATGGCTGGAAGATGAATGGCGACTCGGTCGAGACTCGACGCTTCTGCCTGGAGCGGTAGTGCGCGATTTCCTTCGCCCTAGCCAGCGCGCCCAGCGCACGACTGTTCAACATCACGGTGCGGGTGTACTTGGTCTTGGTCCGCTCCATGACCTGCTTCTCGACCACGATCCGGCAGACGTGGGCCGTCTTCTTCTCGAAATCAATCTCGTCCCAGCGCAGCGCCATGATTTCGCCTGTACGCATGCCGGTGTAGAAGGCGAACTCGTAGAATGCTGCGAACACCTGGTTGCACCGAGAAAAGTTCTCGTACATCCACTCGATAAGGGATTCAGCCTCTTCCAGTGTGAAGGGGTCGACCTGCTTCTTGTTCTTCTGCGGCAGCTGGATCGATGCTGCCGGGTTCCTGTCCACAACCTCGTCATACACCGCTGCGCGGAACATCGCCTTGACCCGGGCGATGGCAGCACGCTTGACTGTCGAGCTTTTCCACTCGGTCCTCGCGACCACCTCCCTCAGCACCATCGGCGTGACCGCCTTGATCGGCAGTGTTGCCAGATGGGGCATCCAGTAGTTGTTCATCAAACCTTTGTAGTTGACCCGTGTGTCGTGCACCACTTCCAGGCTGTTCAGCCAACTCTGGGCGTACTCGCCAAACATCAACTCGTGTGCCGGCGCTGTGTAGCTCGAAGCTGGGAACAGCTCGGCGTACCGCTTTTCGTCCAGCACGCCGTGCTTTGCCAGGCTGATTACTTGAGCGCGTAGATCGGCTGCCGCTTTGATCCCCTTGGCGGTCTGTGGGTACGCGAGAGTTTCGGATCGACGCTCACCGTTCCAAGTAAAACGGATCCGGATTGATTTACCGATGAACTCGACTCCAGTGGGTAGCCCCAGCTTCCTTCCAGCCACGCTTCATATCTCCTGATGCTGTAAAAAATCCGGCCGTCGATCTTCTTCCATACCCCTTCAGGGATCACGCCGCGGCTTCGCTTGCCTTCCAGGGCCCGCTTGGTCGTACCGACCAACTCGGCCATCTTCTCCTCCGGGACCTTGTCGGATACATAGGCCATCGGCTGGCGCTCTTCGTCTTGCATGGATGGTCTCCACGCCGCCGGTGGCGGCAGGTTGGTGGTCAATCGAGCTGGTACCAGACGTAGCAATCCACGCCTTGGGCCTGAAGCGAGGCGTGCATGGCTTGTACGCCGGCGCTGTGCTGGTTTCCGATACCTGGCCATGGGGTGTTCAGGTGAATGCCCTGCTGGTGGAACCGGCTCTTCTTCTGCACATATCCCGGCAGAGTGGGCAACTGGCTGGCACGCAGGCCTGGTACCGGGATCACGACACGGTCGCAGTTGGCGCTGCCGGTATCATTGGGGGGGGCCTCGGCGGCTGCCTTTCCGGCCTCGATGGCGATGCGCACCTTCTCCGGTAGCGCTGCCAGTTCTTCCTTCGTCATGGCAATAGCTCTCCATGCCCGCGCATGTCGGCGGGCTTGAGTTGCAGGGGGGTTACTTGATGCGGTCGAAGAAGTTGCCGCCACGACGCTGATACGAGAGCCCCGACCAGCGGGAAGCGGCGCTGCCGGCCTGACGGATGCATACGGCATCCGCCGCATAGCCCACATGCAGAACTTCGTCGCCGGCGGCGCTGCTGAGCACGATCATGGCTGCGAGCGGTTCGTGCTCGACCTCGTTACCCTCGATGTGCTGGGCGATGGCCCGAAACCAATCGGCCAGCCTCTTGCGCTCGGCTTGGTTGGCCGCAACCTGGTTGTTGTGCACTCGGCGGGTGGTGGGGAACTGGAAAACTTCGGCTGTCATCTCGGCCCCCTGTAGATCAGGTAGGGCATGTAGGCGAGGGCGATCATGGCATCAGCTCCTTCGGCACCTGGACGGTATCGCCGTGCCTGGCGAAGACGATAGCGCGGCAGGTAGCGACCAAGTAGTTGGATGCGATGGCGGAGAATGGCTGGCCTGAGGCCAGGATCACTTCCGCCCGGATAAGCCCATCCGCAAAACTGAAAGTCGGATAGTGCTTGTCGATCAATGGGCCGCCGCAATGCCAGCAGGTTGACGGCGCGTAACTGGATTGGTCATCGCCGCCGACGCCCAGGGCGAGCGAGCCGAAGATCGCAAACGGCTTCTTCGGCTCTCCCTTGCGCGGCGACAGCATCAACGTCCTGATGCCTTCGATCTGCGCAATAGCCCAGTCCAACGCTGGCCCTTCCAGGTCTGCCGTCTTCACTTCGATCAGGTCGGTCATGGCGTCACCTGCTTGCTGTAGCCGGCGTCGATCATCGCCTCGATCACCTGCCGGGAAACTGCCTCTGCGGGGATGTCGCCACTGAAAGACTCAAGCGTTTTTGCGATGGCCGTGTGAGCGTTGCGAACCTTGTGCAGGCGTTCATCCGCAGCGATTTGTTCTGGCGTTCTGATTGGGCGGAACCGTTCGACTGCCTTGTGTGGCAGTCGCTCTTCAACAAGAGGGCGGCCGTTCTGATACGACGGACGGGTAAATACGATGCTCAGGTCAGTAACTGCAGTAATGGTCACCTCGACCCAGCCGAGAACGTTGGCCTTAAACTCGCATTTTGTGCCAACTGCAGGTAGACCTTCACCATCCCAGCGCTCCGGCCGCGGCGTTATGTACTGGACCTGGCCACGCGTGAAGTTGTGCCGGTGATCGCCGGTCCCGCCGCCATAGGGATAGGTGCGATCCTCGGCGCCGACTACGGCGTATTGGTCCATGCTGATCCACACCTCAGTGATACCGTGGTGGGCGACCAGGCCGTGGCCGTCTGCCCATTCTGGCGCCTTGCTCCAATCGATCTTGCTCACAGCTGATACCTCTCATCAATCCAGCGCCCAGGCGCCAGAGCGGGTGTAGGTTCGGGTTGGGTTTCGTGCGGGGAGAGCTGGCGCTCGTTGCCGGCCTGCAGCTGGCTGTCGGGGATGCAGCTGATGCCGCCCTTGTAGTAGTGGCCGCTGTAGACCCAGCAGGTGACGGCGCGCTTGTCGTCGTGGATGACCTCGACATTGGGGGTGACCTGTTCTGCGTTGGCGCCGGTGGCCAGCAGCAGGAGGCAGAGGACGAGGCGGGTCATGGCTCGATCCTCTTGAATTCGACGACCCAGACCCATGGGTTGCCGTTCCACGACTCATCGCCGTTGATGCTGCTCCAGAGGCACTCGAATAGCTGCGCTGCGGTGAGCGTCTCGTCTGCATCGGGTATGTGCCGAAGGAAACCTACGCCTTCCGCTTCGGCCTGGTCCTCGCTGATGTCCTGCAGTCGTTCGACGCGCACTGCTGTGATTTCCAGCAGGATTCGGCTGGCCCAGCGGGGCATATGGATGGATGGGCGCCCTCGGCCCTGCGAGATCATTGCGCATCCTGTCTGTCGCACGCTGCCATCTGCCGGGTACATGATTGGCTCGCCTTGGCTGAGGTCGCGAGGTGCAATCCCATCGAGCTGGGCGTCAGTCGCCCAGGCTTCGCGCACCCATAGGCGGTCACCCGGTTCGCCAAATGGGCAAGCACCCAGCTCACCAACCTTTACAGCACACTCCTGCTCGGTTTTGCCATGGACGATGAACCCATAGCGCGGGTGATGTTGGCCTACGGCAACCCAAGGCTCCGCACTGTCTGGATACTCCAGGCGTGGGATCTGGCCGCCTTTCACTGGCCGGCGGGTGACCGTCTTCCGGCCTTCCAGGATGGCGCGGACCATAGGCCCGCTGAACAGGATCGGGCGTTCCTTTGCTTGAGACATAGCTTCGCCTTGGCCGCCATATCGCGGCAGTGAATAGAGGGGAGAGGGGTTACAGCTGAGGAGTACGGATGTTCTCTTGCGGGCCGGAGTCTACGGCGCGCATGTAGGCCGCCATGTCGCCCATCTGCTCAACGATGAAACGCTCTTCATCAGCAGCGGCTGCGACGATCCTTTCTCGGCGCTTCTGGCAGAGCCGGCAATCAACGCTGGCCCAGTCGCCTGACAGCTCAGAAGCAGGTCCTAGCCAGGTACCGCAGGGCGCTTGCTCAACGTCTTCCAGGTCGGTGAATGGTGCGAAGTGCGTTTTCACGGCGCTGGCTCCGGCTCTGCGCTGGCGAGCTTGAAAGACAGACGAATACGCTCGTACAGGTCAGGCAGCATCCATTTGTCAGTTTTGATCAGCACTTCTTTCAGCAGCGCATCCCGCCCGGCCAGCTGGGCGCGCAGTGCGTCGCGCTCCTGCTCGACGGTGGCGCAGAGGCTCGCAACCTCATGCAGTCTCGCTTCGCATCGCTCAAGATCGCCAGGGTCGGCATGGGTGTAGAGCGGGACGGTGTAGCCGTTGACTGCCGAGGCAGGGGCGCCGCCGAACCTGACGTTGTGCTGCTTGACCTCATTCGAGATCGTCGCGTGCATCTGAGGTGAGCGCGGGTCCATCCATGCTACCGGCTCGCCCAGGTGCTGCTCGGGTGTTACACCTGACATCGGCCCCAGCCCAAAAATCGGCAGCCCAGTCTCCGCCGCATCCCTCTCTGCCTCTTCTTTGGTCCACCAGAAGGCAGTACCAACCATCCAGGCTATAGGCTCGGGGTGGGGCTGCTGCTCTGGGTGCGTTTCGCGGTAGCCGGCCAGGAACAGCAGGTAGTCGCTGTGGGTGCGCTGGTCTTCGAAGCCGGTGCTGTCCTTGCGCAGCTCCGCCTCGCCCAGGCCGAGCGGGTTGAGCCTGATGAACACATCGCGTGGGTCGGTGTTGCTGGATCGGTTTTCTGTGGGCATGGGGGTACCTGTGAGTGGTGGCATTCTGATGGCTGAGGTGATAGCTTCAGTCTTTTGACGGAACACCACTGGCTATCAAGGAGAGCAGCGTTGAACATTGAAAAACTGCAAGCGGATATTGGAGATCCATACACTCAGCGACTGATCAAGAGGCTTCATGACTTCGCTTATATCCCAGCAGTCGTGCTTGAAGAGTTAAAGCGAAGCGCGCTCACTGAGAACTGGGGTAGTGACCTCGGTGCTTTAAAGAAGTACTTGGCGGTTAACGTTGCTTGGAGCATTGAACAAGGCCGCGTTACGTTCGGACAAGATCAGTTTTATATGACCGCCGGTAACTTGCAGACCCGCTACGGAACACCGCTATATCTGGTGTTCATGGCTGGTGAGGAGGAAGAAGGACGGTCACCATGGAAGCTTATAAAAGCGGGCTCTCACATCAACGCCCCATCACTGCCGTCCCCACCCGATATTCCGGAGGGGGCAGAGATTCCGAAAGGTGCAGAAATTGTAATGCACCATGATCACATGCTTCAGGATAACGCAGACCGAGTAGGATTCTTACAAGATGTTCCCCCAGTAGCCCAGATGTGCGCAATATCTGGCGCAATCCAATGGTCGTTGAACCGCAACCTGCAGCTTCGATACTGGTACTACGGGCGCATGAACTACTTGGTTCCTCTTTATTTGCGCGATCGTGAAGATATCACTGCTGCTCCGGACCTAGTTGCGCCTATTCAAATTACCAACGACCAAATACTGGTTCGGACTGTTCTAGAGCCGCACATGCCTTATTCCAATGCGCGGGTTGGAGTGAAAAGGCACGACCTTTTGCCCTCTTGGATGCTCCGAACCTGGAATGAGCATGCTGATGCTGTCCCTAACGGAGACGAATGAACAGCTCTCCTGCCCGCACTTCTGAAGATTTAACCAGATGGGCTAATGGTGATCCTCAGTAGCGGACCGCCCGCCGGGGAGGCGTTATCGTTGAATAGGGGAAGGCGCTGGCGGGCAGCGCGGGCTCAGGCGGCTATGGACGGTTGTCCTGCCCACAGTGACGGCAGTTGTGCTCGAAGCGCTGTTGATCGCTGACGAACCGCCCGCAGCCGGCGCAGTTGAACATCATCATCCGCGGCTTCTGTTGCTTGGGTAGCACGATGCCGGTACCACGCAGGGCATCCTTGATATCGACGTCGTCGCGCTCGACCAGGCGGCGGCTGTGCGCGTCGACGTAGTCGCAGGGCCAGGCGATGCCGCCGGTCTGGCCGCAACGTCCGATCATGTTGATGGTGTGTGCTCGGGCGACGCGCACAGCCTTGCTCAGGTCGCTCGTGAAGCTTCCATCAGCCTTCAGCCAGATCAAGTTGTTGCCGTTCCAGGCCTTCGGCTTCTGCATATAGAACTCAGCAGCGTCAGGATGCTGGTCCAGCGCCTCACGAATCTCCACATACTGGCAATCGACGCCGATCCGCGCCCGGGCGTCGATGTAGTCCTTCGGCCATGGGATGTCGGTTTCGCGGTGATCTAGGGGTCCGTCCCGTGTGAACAGCTGGGCCTTGCCCAGGTCGGTGACATACCCTGAGCCACCGAAGCCCCAGAATGACAAGCCATCGCCGACGTAGGCGTGGGGTCGGCTGTCCTGCAGGTAGAACTGGGTCATGGCTTTCTCCTCTTCACGCCTGCATTGGCAGGCAGTCATGCCAGCGATACCCGCCATGACGACGGCGCCGACCTTCAATGCATCGCTGAATTGAGCCGCGATGGAAGCCATCTTCCAGGGCTTGACGAATGCTCGGGTAGCAGAGCGACACCGGGCCGCTGGTGCTTTCAGCCACCACTGGGCGCACGCGCTTCAGCAGCACTCGGCATGCATGGATGTTGTTCTCGCCGGATGAGGTCCATTCGAGGTTCTCACGGCAGTTGTTGTCCTTGGTGCCATCAATGTGGTTGACGTGAGCAAGGCCATCCGGGTTTGGCAGGAACGCCTCTGCCACGAGGCGGTGGGCATACACATTGGTCCGTTGGCCCTTGGTGCAGAGCACCAACTTCATGTATCCGCCCCGGTCGGCAAACTGCTTCAGCAGACGCTCAGGCACTCGACCTGCGCCTCGGGCTACCGATTTGACCTGACCTTGGGAGCTTACCAGGTAGGATGACTCGAAGCCGGGAACCGGCCTCCATTCTGGATGCATGGGGTATCTCCCGAGCATGCGCCGCCCTCCGTGGCCGGATGCGGCATGGTGGCAATTTGGTTTTGGATGGGGTATTACGGGTGACCGGCATGGGGCCGGCAGGGAGCCTGTCTTGAAAAAGCTTTTTCTGATCGCCGCGTCACTAGCCATTGCCACATCTGCGTCCGCTGAAATCCTGACCCCAGAGCCGTCAAAGGCTTGTGCACTGCTCGCAGATGCGGGCTTGAAGGGGCGGAAGTGGGTTGATGACTACGGCGATGGCTCGTCAGGTTGCGCCAGTGACTATAAGGACATCGGCAGCAGTTCAACGGGCCTGGCCAATAACCTCGCCTACTACGTCACCGGAGCCGGCCCCTACGCGATGGAAGTAAAGCTGGTCCTGAATTACAACCAGCCATCCCATGCATCCTCGGGAACAGCGGCTCTTCTCGCGGCATCGAAAAAGCTCTCCCAGCGCGCTCTCGGGGCCAGCCTTCCAGACTCCGTGGCGTCACTCATCAAGCGCGGGGAATATGGATCCGAGAAGGTAGGTAAGGGTATCGTTGAAGTGGTCCGCGAAGATTGGCCGACCGGCAAAGGCTACGAAGTCAAGGTGATGATGCGCTAGGCTGCGGGTCGCTGAATTTGGTCGTCAGCGTCTTGATCTGGATCCGATACGATGCAGCGGACGCTGGCGTCGTAGAATGCCTGCACCACATCTTCGCTAAGTAGGATTTCGTGGCGCATCATCAGAAACTTGGCCAGATCCTCGTCACTCATGGCGTCCATCTTGAGGATCGCCATCTGCAGCACCTCGTTGATCGGCATGTCATCGGCGCGCTTGCAGATACGTTCCATCGCCTGATGGATGCCAGGTCTTACGCGGTGCCTAAGCGCCTTCTCGTCGAACTTGAGTCGCTTCCTCTCGGTGTTGTCATTACGCTGCTGCTGCGTCAGAGCCATCATCGCCTCCATTGCGAACGAAGGTGGCGCCAGACCCGATGTCGAGCAGGTCGCAAACCCGGTTGATGATCTTGAGCGCGGCGTCGAACACCTTGGCGTCGTCCGGCTCGCGGGCCAGGCGCTTCATGTTCGGCTGGTGCTCCAGGCAGACCTTGTCGACCAGGCGCCGGGCCAGCCTGCGCAGGTGGTCGGCGCTGTCGTGCATGCGCAGGCTCAGCGCGAAAGCCAGGGCCACATCATCAGGCCGGTACTGGCCGCCGCTGCGGGTGTTGTAGAGCTTCTTCACCGGCCGATTCATCCAGGCCGGAAGGGTTACGACTCCAGAGAGTGCTTGATGCATGTGGGTGCTCCTTGAGGCCGCTTGGCGGCAGGTGGAACTGTTCTTGCCGCCGGCGCTGGCGGACCAGGTTGTTGATCCGCCTCATGGATGGCACACCTCAATCGGCGTTTTCTTCGTCGATCCGGAAGGCATGACGACCAGTAGACTCTTGCTGCCTCGGTATACGCCCCAAGGCTTACCAGTGGACCTGGCCATGGCTGCCGCGTACTTCACGGCAGGCACGGGCTGGGAGATCGTTGCGATCATGACCTATCCCCGATTCCGCTGGAGCGGAAAGTCAATGTCGAACGCGGCAAGGATGCGCGCGAACCTGCAGTTGCCAATGCCTAACTCGAGCGTCACGCCCCAGCGGGACATGCCGGCATCACGCAGGGCGATGATCTTGTCTGCCATATCGCGGTCCTCTTGGGTTGGGCCGGGCTTGATCTTCTCTGGCTCAGGCGGCTTTGGCGGAGAGAAAAATTTGAATCCTCCCCTCGCTGCGACACCCCATAGAGCAGTCTTGGTTTCTCCGAGGAGCTCCGCCACCTCGCCACAGGTCATGGTCTTGGCAAGCTCGGATACCTGTGCAGCGCGAGCCTTGGCACGTGTCTGTTGAGGGTGTTCCTTCGCGGGAGACGCCGGCTTAAGCCTCTTTGGTTTCGGCTCAGGATGCTTGCGCTGCGGTAGCGGGCGGTAGGTGAAGCCCTCCAGTACCACAAGCTGGCCGCCAGATGCGAAGAAGGCCGCTTTTGCGGCCTCCAGGTCGATTGATTGGTTCATGCTGCCTCCTTCATTCGCTCGCGCATCTCCTTTTCCAGGTCGCTGAGCTCTTCCAGAAACGCCTTGATCTCTGACTCCATCTCGCGGATGCGCTTGAAGTCGCGCTCAAAGCGGTGGCAAACGTACTGAAGCGGTTCTGGCAAGCGGTCGTCGTAGCTGACGAAGTCTGCCCAGGCCCTGCCGGTGCATGCCATCTGGGCCAGCATTTGCCACTCGTACTGCGGGTCGTGACGCTCAGATTGCATGGTGGCGATGTGGGTCGCAGTGTTTGGGCACTTGATCTCCAGCACGCCATCTTCGCCTACCAAACCATCCGGTGACGCACCAAAGCCAGCAATTGTCGGATGCATGACCAGGCCGGTTTCGACCACCATCAGGCCTTTGTCGGCCTCGTAGGCCATGCAGGCAAACGGCTCAAGCTCGACGCCGCGCTGCACGGCAGGCTTGTTGGACAGGTCAGGTCCGCTTTGCTGGCCGGTGAGGCGCTCGCACAGCAGCTCCATCATGTAGTTCTTGCGGGTCGCAGATGGCGCGCCACCTCGGCCGCTTGCCATAACGTCTTTCACCCGGCTGGCGGTCACACACCCAAGGCGTGCCGCGAACCATTCAGCGCTACGCTGCTCCATCTAACACCTCCTCAGATTCGCCTTCGATGGGCGCCGCCTCTGCCTTGATGGCGTCGGCGCGCTTGGTGACCTCGGCCTTGAAGCGAGCGTGTCCGGTTGCATCCTTTGCCTGCTTCATGGCCGCAGTGCCTTGCTGGTACACATCAGTCAGTGCCTCCAGGCTGCCGGCCTTCTGTGCCAGTGCAATCCAGTTGTTCACCATCTCGGGGTCGGTGGGTGCCGAGCCAGCCAAGCTGGCCATGCCCTCACCCCCGTCCGTGTTCAAGTGGTGAATCGCCTGCTCCAGTCGCTCAGTCTTCGGCCAGTACTTGTAACCGCGTTTCACCACGGTCTTCTTAGCCATCTCGCCCGGGTCGGTGACCCACGGGCAGGATTTGTTCTTGCTGACCCAGGCTTTCCAGGCGCTTGACCTGTCTCGGATGGCGTTCACATCCTCGATGCTCATCGTTTCGGTCAGGTAATCACCGTCGGCGGTCTTGACCACCACATACACGCCGATCACCTCGCCGCGATCCTTTGCGAACGGGTTGTAGGAATGGGTCGGCGGCTTGTCGAAGCCGTTCAGGCTGAAAGCGTCGGCGGCGTAGACCAGTTCAGCCTGGGCCCAGCGTATGGCGCCGGTCGACATGGCCAGGTCCATCAAGCCGATGTAGCTGATGTCCAAGCATATTCGGCCGTCTCGCGGGACCAAATACGCCTGCTTCTTGGCCGGGTTCAAGCTGATGCCGATGGCGGCGATGTTGGTGATCGCATTGGCCACCGACTGCCGGTTCTGCATGGCCACCTTGGTGGCGTACTCGCTCGAGGTGATCACCTGGATGGCGAATTCGGCCTCGCGCTCGAAGTTCAGCGAGCGGTCAGTCAGCACATTGGCGAACTGGTTCCGCTGCGCGTAAATGTCCTGCGAGATGATGGCTACTGCTTGGCTCATGGCGACCTCAGTAGGAAATGGCGATGTTCGGAATCTTGCGCTCGGCAATCAGGGTGATCGCCTGCTTGGCGCATTCCTCGGTCATGCCGCCGGCGACAAAGGCGTCCAGGGCGGCGCGGTTGATGCTGCGGCGGTGGGCTACGTCGCGCTCGCGCTGTTGCTGCTGCCGGAGAATCTCCGCTGCCGCAGCATCGGCCCGGCGGCGCTCGTCCTCGCGGGCAAGTTCAATGTCGCGCTCAGCCTGCATAGCTGCAGCCTGGCGCTGCTGCTCTGCTCGCTGCTCGGCGGCCACGCGATCGGCCTCGGCCTGCGCCTTCGCGCGCTCCGCCTGCTCAGCCTGCAGCCTCAGTTCAAGTTCGCGGCGGTCTGCCGCTGCTTTGGCCTCCAGCTCACGGCGCTGGGCGGCTTCGCGCTCGGCCTGGGCTTTCTGCTCCGCTTCAAGGCGTGCGCGTTCAGCTGCTTCCCGGGCAATGCGCTCTTCGCGCTCTTTCTGCTCGCGGGCTTCAGCCTCGGCGCGCAGGCGCTCAAGCTCGGCCTGCTCAGCCTCGTATTTCTCCTGCTTGGCCAGTGATGCACGCAGCGACTCCAGCGTTTTGGCTTTGACCTGGTGGGCCTCTGCCTCGAACTCTTCAAAGCCTTCGTCAATAACGACTGCTTCGGCGTTTTCGATCTTGAAGCGGATTCCCTCGGCAAACAGCGTTTCAACGTCCACCAGATCGCGCAGCTGCTGTATGCGAGCTTGGTGCAGGTCAACCCGGGCGTCCTCGGCGGCCTGCCAGTCATTGAGGGGCCGGCGAACCTCTTCCTGCCAGGCGTCCAGGGTGTCGCGCATACGCTTGCGCTCAGCGTCGATCTTCTTCGGGATGTCCTTGAGCTCGGCAACCAGTTCCTTGCCGACGTTGTCCAGCGCTGTCTTGGACCGGGCCACCTTGTAGGCGATCGAGGCGATGGCCTCGCGACCCTTGCGGGTGGATACGTCGGGTACGAAGGCGTCGATCTCGTCGCGAATTTTCTGCAGGTACGGCTCGAGACCGTTCGGCGCCTGGAACACCTGCAGGGCTGTTTCTTTCGGCGGCACAGCGGCCAGTTCGGTTTGTGCGGACATTGGAAAACCTCGCGCCAGGCCGGCGCCGTCAGTAGGAATAGGGAATGCCAGGTCACCCAGGCACGGAGGTACGCTCCAGGCCCTGGCTGCGGTGGATGGTTGCGCGCTCTCGCCGCTTACGCTCCCGAAGGGGTACGGTTATCTCCGAAGAGCCCGCCGTGCTCGGCTACGTGATTCAGGAAGCTGCTTTTGCGAATGCCATCGCCATGGCTGTTTGAGGCGCGGACGACTTGACGATGGCCTCAGCGCGCTCGCAATCCGCCTTCTCAAACCAGCCGAAGTGGCAGAGGCCTACATCGATCTTCATTTGCTCGGCTAACCAGCGGTAGGCCTGCGTGCGACCCATGCCGGTGTCGGTTATGTGCTTGTGGAAGACAGCCTTGCAGCGATTGCGGACGGCGCGCAGTGCGCTATCGGCCAGCGTGCCAAGCGGAATGTCCGTGTCCGGATGCAGGCCGACATAGGCGTCACACCCGGAGCAGAGGTAGGCATACGGCCAATCGCCGTAGCTGCGCCCGTTGTAGATTTCAGAGTTACACACCAGCTCGACCTGGTCGCCGCAGTAGCGGCACTCGCATGGAGCAGGGAGAGGGTTCTTGACGCGTTTGAGTGCCCTGCGGCTGACGTGAGGCAGCGGAGCAGGTGCAGCAATGCGCTCGGGGGCGTTTGCCCGAGGATCGATCGGCATAGGGTTGTCCTAGTTGGTTATGGAGCCAGCCATTGCGCTAGCCAGCATCCAGAAGGTGCAGAAGGTGAGGGCGATGAAGGAGCCGCGCCAGGTGGCGATGCGGCGGGCTCGCTGGTAACTGGTCATGGCCGAGGCCTCACAGCGATCCGCCCGGACTTGATGGCAGCCACCAGCTTGGGCGGCAGGTGAGCCACAGGCAGCTCGCGGGGCAGGCCGGCGCCGATGATGGCCAGGCTGCGCTCGATCTGCTCAAGCTGCTCGTCGATCAGGGACTTCACAGGTGCTGTGGTCATAATGCCTCCTGCTTGCGGTAGCCAGCGTCGTACAGGGCCTGCGCTTTTGTTGCGTCCAGGGTGCTCATGGTCGAGCGCATGACTGCGATCATTTCGCCTATAGCCACCCGAAGAGCAAGTCCAGCCATCTTCATTGGCATTCGATGTGCCACGAACCGATTGCCTTCATCTTCTTTTGCCCATGACCTGCCCTGACGATCCGTATAAAACTCGCCGTTTACTCTGTGCCAGTCTGCCGGCCAGGAGTTGAACCGCGGCAACGGTTCAATCCAGATTTGAAAACCCTCCGGCGCTTTGCTCCAGTCAATCTCGCTCATGCAGCCTCCCTGCGCCGCTCAGCAATCCGCCGGATGCGCTCGCAGTAGTGTTTGAACTCGTTGGAGTCGATGGCCTGAAGAGAGAAGTAGGCGACCACCAGGGTTTCTGCCTTGGCATCCTCCACCGGGCCAGAGCCCGGCAGAAGCATCGTTTCGATGGCAGCGTTGATCGCGCTGGCTGCGATGCTATGAGGGCTCATAGCCGCGCCTCGTCTGCCTCGTACTGCAGACCCTGCTCGGCGTACTGGTCGAGCATCGACTCAGCGATCTCGTACAGCTTGCCTCGGCAGTGATCGCTCTGGCCGACAACATCCTCGACCATGCTTTTCACTGGGCCACCGGCCTGTGCCTGGAGCAGGAGGAGGGCCAAGGCGTTGAGGTCGTCCTTCTCAGCCTCTTGCAGAGCGCGAAGGTGCTCGGCCACCTTGGCCACGAACTGGTCTTGGCGGACGCCAACCGGGCCACCAAAGCGTTGCGGGATAAGTACGTCGCAGCCGCCTACCAACTCTTCGGCCTTGCTCTCGATCCAGTTCTGCGCCGCTTCCTGATGCGCTGAGTCGTCGTCAGGCTCAGCATGGTCATACCGCCATTGTGCTGCTCGAAGTGCGCCCATGGCGTCCTCCTGGTGGTTGTGCGGCCGCATTGGTCGGGCACCAGGCGCAGTGACCAAACTGGGCGTGAAAAGCCAGCCTGGCACCCGCCAATGCGGTCGAAGTTAAGGGAAGGGGTGCAGGCGGTGAGCGCTACCTCACATGCATCTGGTCTGGCCGGGTAGGCCCCGGATTCGCCTGCGTGTACGTCGATTAATGTTTACTGCGGTGCGCCTTAAGTTGCATAAGGCTCACAGTGATGCGCTTTAAATCGATGAAAACTGCATCGGTGATGTGACTTGGCGGGGATTCGAACCCCAAAGACTTACGCCAGCTTCGGCAGCGCTACCTGACTGGCCGCACCAGCTTGGTGTGGCGCCCCTGATCCGCCGAGGCAAACTACAAGTCACATCCCGGTGCAGCCTGCGATGGGGAGCAGGGCATCGGGCAGTTAACGTCAGGCGGACGTGGCGCTGGTAGTTCAGTCGACTCCGATGTTCCCGCCGCCTGGCTTGGCGATGGTCTTCAGCATCTCGCGTTGCAGCTCGCCAATCGCCCAGGCTGCGGCCATCACTGCAACGTCTCGGCACATCGCGCCCTTGACGTTGAAGCCTTCGACGCTGATGCCGTCTTTCGTGATGGTCACGCGCCCGGTCTTTGTGATCTTCATCTCGTCATCGGTGCAGTACATGCTGCCCTCCAGGGCGGTTGATTTCCCGTCTGGCCCTGTCGCCAAGGCCAGCCAGTGAAATCACTTAATGCCTGAGGCGAGCCGGAACTCTTTCCAGTCTGCTTCTGTTACATGGATGGTTTCGTCACCGATGTCTTTGCCGCGGTCGATGTCGTCAACCGGGGTTTTCGGATAGAAGTCGCCGCGGGTATCTGGCGATCCACGCACCTCTCCATCCGGATCACAGAAGAAGTGGTCGATTCCCTCCGGCCATTCGCTGACCTCGCAGCCCAGTACCGCAATCAGTCTTGCCATGCTTATTACTCCAGTGGATTCCCCCTGATGCGCCCCGCTTGAGGCGCACCGGGGAATCGTCTGCACTACTGAGCGGTGCGGATTTCAGCCCGTGGCACCCAGCCGTTTGGCATCTTCACCATGCAGCCGACAAAGGCTGCGTAGCGGGTATCGCGTTCGGTTTGGTAGCCGTACCAGGAGCAAGAGGCCCTGTTCACGGCAGCCGTGACGATGATCAAGAAGACCAGAAAGGCCAGCATGATCAGGATCACCGAGGCCGTGACGTTGCGCCTGGCCCAAGCCTTCATAGGTAATCCTTGAGGCGAAGGTTCAGCTTCGCTGCTGCGCGCTCCAACACTGCAACTTCTGCTGGCTCAATCTCACCATCAGCCTCGGCGATGGTGAGCATGAAGTTGATCACCGTTTCAGCGTCGGTAGGGGTGTGCGCCAGATCGGCCAGCTCTCGCTCGGCGTTCATGCGGATGATGCGGGCGCCGCCCTCGTTGAAGTCGGCCTTGGCCTTGTCGATCAGGTTGCCCAGCTCAGCGCCGAAGCCCTGAAGCTTTGGCTCGTTGCGTAGCAGGCGGTCGATCTTGTCCAGCTCAGCAGGCTCAATTTCGCCATCAGCGGCAGCAACGTAGAAGCAGCCGTACACCACAGCCTGGAGCAGGTCGCGGTTTTCCAGCTTGCCCAGGGCGGCCCGCGCTTCACGGCCTTTACCAAAGATCTTTTTCAGTCCGAACATGGTGAATCCTCGTTGTGTGGTGCGGTTGATTTCCCGGATGCCACTCATGGAATGGCACCTGGTGAAATCCCGGCCTCGCTACTGGCGACAGGCCGGGGTATTGCATCAGCGGTGATCGTCTTTTCGGGTGGGCCTACCATTTGGCCGATGCGCGGTGACATCGACGGCCCTACTTTCCGCTGCCTGTCATGGTTACGGGCGCAGCCTTCAGGCTTGCTGCGCCTCACGGGCGAATCGTCCGGTTACTTCATGGCGAAATCTCCTATTGCTCGCTCACTGGGCAGGCAGTGGCCACCTATCAGAATCTGGTGTTTCTCCCATTACCGCCGGGTTGGCGGGGCGCATTGCATGCCCGGGTCGTTCTCTCGGTTTAGGCGTTTCACCTTCGTCAGCCGTACAGGGTTCTCCCTGTCGTGGGCAGCCTTTCGGGGCTGTCTGATCGCCGGTCGCCGGTAGAGGCAATGCGGTCTGTTGTTTGTTGCGCTGGTTGTTAAAGAGCGGTGAGGCTTGAGGGCCTCCCGAGGGGCTGTGTAGCGCCTCGATGGAATGAACGATAAGCCAATGCCTAATTATTGTAAATAGGTAATGCCTAACTTTTTTCATGTGCGCCTAATCAGCTATCCGGGCTTGCATCGTTCGCTGGCTCGGGTAAGCTCTGCCTAATACTGGATGGATGTACAGTTAACGGAGGAAGGTATGGCCAAGCAGAAAAAGTCGACCCCACAAGCGCGCCAAGAGATGACCGCGCTTGAGCGCCTGGGCCTGCGGGTATCGTCGATGATCAATCACCCGATCGCGCAGTCGCAGCGCTGGGTGACTATCCATCGCCTGGACACGGATGGAGACATGGAGTGGGAGGAGGTGATGGGACTGCTGGCAGAAACGCCGGAATTGGACCTGACGTTTAACGACGATGAGAGCGTGACGGTTAGGTGGGAGGAGCAGAGCGCCGAGGATCGAGACGACTTGGTCGTGGAGCGGGATTGGGAGGAGGAGAGGGTAGAGGAGGAGGCGCCTTTCTGACGGGCATGAAAAAGCCCGCTGAGGCGGGCTTGTTCAGTTGCTTTCTTGCTGAACCGAAGGAGGCTGACTGTCTCGGGTGTTACCTTGGTCTTTGCCTGCCTGGAAAACAGAGACTGTGGTAGACACCGCCGACAGCACATTCGCCTGATTGGCAAAGTATGCCCCAACTACTATTGCACCTACAGCTAGTAGCTGTGCGATGACGCTTGCCCAGAAGTGCGTCTTTAGGGTGGCGGCCTCCTTGGCAGAAGCCTCTGCACTTGCAGCAGCCTGGACAGACTGCTCTGCCAGCATCCTAAATTTCTGGTTCCATTCATCCGAGAGCACGATCGACGAATTTAGTCGCTCTTTGAAACGCTGATCACGCTCGGCCTGAACAGCTAAAAATGCATCGATTTTCGAAGACACAGCTTCAGCGCGAGCATCCATCTTGGCTTCAATGGTCTCGAGCTTGGCGTTGAATTCTTCGCGAGTGATGTCGTTCATGAGGTGAGTATCGCTCTCGACCGGAGGGTTGTCACTCTTCAATTCTTTACCACGTACGTTAGCGTGGATGTTGAGGTGTGGAGTGCATTTTCCAAGCCGTGCCTTGATTGATTCTGGGCTATCGCACGAGGTGGTTTTAAGCATCTGAATCGATCCCGCCTGACTCCATTTTGTCGATCACAGCATCACCAGGCGCTGGATTGTCTTGGACCCATTTATGAACAACGGGGGCCATGTGTTGCCGTAGGTAGCCGCAGCTCTCACAGTAGTAACCGAACGCGGACAGATAGAATTCTTCTTCCCGATTGCGAACGGGCATACCTACCCGAAAAACAGGTTCATCATCAGGACTGCAAAGCACGGACCATTCAGTGTGACCGCAAACTGGACATTCGTCGGTCTGCGTCCCTTTGGCGGTAATGAACCGCACAAAATCATCCGGAGATACGGATAGCATGGTCATGCGAGGCTTTACTGGCTTAGGGCTATCTGACATTAGGATGCCTCACTTCTGGCGAATTTTAGGGCTGGGTGTTCAATGTGCGCAGCTAAACCAAGTGCGCATTCCACACCAGCAGCACCCGGGCCTGGATGTAGGTCATGTCCCGGCGGATCAGCCGATCCTTGTGTCGCGGGTTGTCCGAAATCATCTCGTAGTGCTCTTCATCAGCAACCTGCAGGCGCTTGATGTAGAGCAGGTCATCCCAGACGAAGAGGTACACCCCATCGCCCACGAAGTCGCGGACGTTGATGTTCACGATCAGCGGGTCGCGGTGCTTGATGGTGGGCTCCATGGACTGGCCCCATCCGGTGACGACCTTCAGGTGGTAGTGCTCCTCGAACTCGACCCCCAGCTCGCGTAGATGGCTCGGACTGACGCGAATATCCTTGAGCATCTCCGGGTAATCGTGCGGAATCTGGCCTCCGCCCATGGCCGCGCGGATGTCGTAGTGAGCGATCCTAACCTCATCACCGACCAGGCCAGGCCGAGAGAAGTCTGCGGTAATCACATTTCCCTCATCAGTCGCTTCGGCGGCTGCAATCAACTGCGCGCGCGCTGTATCCGACAAGTTCTTGCCTTGCTTGGCGAGCATGGCGCGAACCATTTCGGCAGCTGAGGCCGGCGCCGGCTCGGCGACAGGCTCCGAAGTGACCTCCGGGAGGCTCTCGTAAGAGAAGCCAGGCCGAAGCCCCCAGTGCTCGGGGCCCACCACGTCAGAAAAATAAACGATCACATCCATCAGCTTGGACTTGTCAATCCGGCCGTTTTTCACCCAGCCCTGCACCGACGGAGGCTTCACCTGGAAGTCGTCTGCGAGTTGTTTCTTCGATACGCCCTTGGCGATCCGCGCGGCATCAATGGCTGCGCCTAATTCTGGTCCGGTAAGCATTGCCTAATTAGGCCTATGGCTAGAGCGATTAGGCAATGGCTTGTGCGAGATAAGGTAATGCCTTATATTCATCGGTAAATCTCCAGGAGAGAACTCATGAAATCAGCAGAAGCAGCCAAAGAAGCATCCCGCGTGCTGGGCAGCCAGGCGGAATTGGCGCGCCGGCTGAGTGTTGCGGCACCAACCGTCAACCAATGGTGTTCAGGAGAGCGCACGGTCCCAGCCAAGCGCGCATTACAGATTGAGGCGCTTACGAATGGCGCCGTGAATCGTGCCGACCTGTGTCCTTCGTTCCCATGGAACCAGATCGACAGCAATCCGACCCACGCGCTTTCCGCCGCTTAACCACTTTCAACCACAAAGGAACCCACCGTGTCGTACTTCGACCCCGACCACCTGCACAACAAGCCCACCAAGGTTCGCTTGGATGAGGCTGCCGACGACTTGCTTTCGGCGATGGCTCGTTTCAAGCGCACGCAAAAGGCTGTGCTCGCCAGGGAAATTTTGGAGCGCGGTCTCGACCAGATGATGCAAGAGCTTAACGCGAACACTGACGCGGCCTGAAGTGGCCGAGGAGGCCCTGTGCCAGAAAGCAAAGAGCTGGGAATCCAGCTCGACGGGAAGGGCAATTCAGATCTGGAGTTTCTTGCCAGGCAGAAGGGCTTAACCCCTGAGCAACTGGCGGCACGAATCATTAATGAGGCTCTCGACCGGATGACGAGAACAGAGCCTGGCCGAAGCAACGTTCGGTCGTTTCGCAAGGGCTATTAAGCCCCTGAGGGACTCATGAGGAACTGCCGTTGAAAGCACCAAAACCCAAACCGCAGACGCAAAAAAGCCGGTGGCTAGACCGGCTTCTTGTACTGCATTCGTAATACATGTGCGAGGCAATCATATATGCACCTTGGTAGCCAAATCAATACCGTGGCCCTCGCGCCACAAAATGCGAACCACGATTTCGTGGCGCGGACCATGTCTTCGCGCGAGATCGCCGAGCTTGTGGAGGCTCGCCACAACGATGTGGTCGCCACCATCGAGCGGCTCTTCGCCAAAAACCTTTTACGATCAAGTCGTAAAAGCCGCCGCGAGGCTACTGGCGGTCGCCCAGTCGATGTCTACGACCTGATTGAGCGTGACACCCACCTGGTCGTGGCTGGTTACAGCGACGAACACAGGGCCAGGGTCATCGACCGCTGGCAGGAGCTCGAAGCGAGGGTCGCCCCATCGGCGCCCGCCGACCTCAGCAAGCTTGAAATCCTCCAGATGGCCCTGGAGTCGGAGAAAGCCCGCGTCCTGCTCACCGTTCAGGTCCAGGCCCAGGCCAAGAAGATCGACCACCTGGAGAACCTGTTCAAGGAAGGCATGAGCCACGTCCAGTTCTGCAAGGGCCTCAATGGGGTCAACGTGATGCAGGTCGGCCACTTCCTCGAAGGCCGCAACTGGCTCTACAACGAGAGCAAGTCCGGAACCCGGTACCGCGTCGGCGCCTACGCCCGCGACAAGTACATGACCGAGCACCAACAGACCATCACCCCTCACGGCAAAGAGGCCTTCATCAGCTACACCCCTATCCTGCTGCGCAAGGGCGCGGTGCGCCTGTACGAACTGTACCTGGCCGGCGAGCTGCCCATGAAGAAGAACTGGGACGGCCTGCATACCCACGACAAGGCCGTGCGGGGTGCAGCATGAGCATCGACAAGCAGAAACTGAAAGCACTGGCCAAGACGAGCACCCACTTCACTGAGGTTGGCAAAGGTGATCGCGTTGAGGTGTGGGACAAAAAGAAAGGGCACCGACGAGCCACCTATACGGATATGGACTTTCTCGCGGCCGCAAACCCCAACGCCGTCCTCGAATTGCTCGCCGAAATTGAACGACTTGAGGCCGACAACAACGCCATGCGTGGCAGCACCAAGCGCATGGGCGAAGACGCCTCGAAGATGCAGAAGCAGATCCGAGCATCGCAGCGCGATATCAAGAGAGCAGAGCGTCGACTGCAGGATGCGGAAGGTCTCAAGACCGAGAACCAAGACCTGCGCATGCTGGTGAAGGAAATGGACCTGCTTTTCGGCCGAACCCTGCTCGGCATGCGCGGCGCAGTGATTGAGTGGCAGCACGGTAAAGGTGCCGATGCCGCGATGCAGTGGATCTGGAACGGCTTGCGTGGCCCTGGTGAGCTGCCTCCGGAAGAAGAAACGCAGGCCCAAGCCTACTTCGACCGCGAGGTAGTAAAGATCGAGGAAGGCCTGGAAGAGGTTTACGCCTACCGCGACAAACGTCGAGCCGAGAAGGCCCAGAACACCCAGGAGGCCCAATGATGGCCAGATCCCGAAACATCAAGCCGGGGTTCTTCTCGAACGAACACCTGGCAGAGCTGGACTTTGCCACACGCCTCCTGTTCATCGGGCTTTGGACCGAGGCAGACCGTGAAGGGCGCCTCGAAGATCGCCCGCGCCGACTGAAAATGGCCCTGTTCCCGGCTGACAATGTCGACCTCGACCGCATGCTAGATGACCTGGATCATTTGGGGTTCATCAAGCGGTACACCGTTGGCGAGATCAAGGCCATCCAGGTGGTGAACTGGGCGAAACACCAGAACCCGCACGTCAAGGAAGCCAAGAGCACTATCCCTGAAATGCCCGTGCTAGACGAGTGCCAGGGAAGGCATGAGGAAAGCACGGTGCAAGCACCAGACTCGCACAGTTCTTTCCCTGCTGATTCCCTCTCTCTTGATTCCGGATTCCTGATTCCTGATTCCCTCAACCCGTCGCCAGCTCCGGTTGATTCGGCCGAGTTGTTTTCGCGGTTCTGGAAGCTGTACCCGCGCAAGGTCGGGAAGGACAAAGCTGAGAAGGCCTGGGCAAAGCTCAAGCTGACCGCTGATTTGTTCGACACCATCGTCACGGCTCTTGCCAAGCATTGCCTGTTGCCTGGCTGGACTAAGGACAAAGGCCAGTTCATCCCTCACGCGGCCACCTGGCTCAACGGCAAGCGCTGGGAGGACGAGGTCGAGGTTCCTGCTGACAACGTCCATCACCTGCCAGCCAGCCGCCACCACGGCTTCGCTGAGCGCGACTACACCTCAGGCTTGAAGCGTCGGGAGGACGGCAGCTATGCGCTCTGAAAAAGTCGTCCAGATCGACCAAGGCGCGGTCGTTGCCCGTATCCAGCCAGCCGAATGCGAGAAGCACGGCGCCTTCGAGCAGAAGGTCACCATGCTGCTGGGCAAGGCACTGCGCAGTCATTGCCCTGAGTGCGCCCGAATTGCCAAGGAGGAGCGAGAGGCCCGGGCCGAGGCCGAGCAGGCCCTGAACGTGCGCCTGGCGATCTCCCGCAAGCTTGGCGACTCACTGATCCCGAAACGCTTCGCTGATCGCTCTCTGGCGAACTACAAGGCCGAGCACAAGGGCCAGGCCGAGGCTCTGCGCTTCTGCCGCCACTACGTGAAGACCTTCGACCAGATCGCCGAGACCGGCCGCTGCATGGTGCTGCTGGGCAAGCCTGGTACCGGCAAGACCCACCTTGGCGCCGGCATGGCCAACGACCTGATGCGCAGCACCTCGCATTCGGCTGTGTACCGCACGGTCGGTTCGATCCTGCAGGCCATCCGCGCCACCTACGACCGCTCCAGCGAGGCGACCGAGGCGAGCATCCTGGCCAGCCTCATCGAGCCATCCCTGCTGGTGCTGGACGAAGTCGGCGTGAGCAAGGAGCAGCCGAGCGACTTCGAGCTGACGACCCTGTTCGCGATCATCAACGGCCGGTACGAGCAGGTGAAGCCCACGGTGGTCATTTCCAACCTGGGCCCCGAGCAGTTGCCGGTTGCTATGGGCGAGCGCTGCGTCGATCGCCTGCGCGAGGGCGGGATGATCGTCGTGCCGTTCGAGTGGGAATCGCACCGCGGCAAGGAGGCTATCTGATGACCCCCGCACAAGAAATCACAGTCGCCCAGCTCAAGAGCCAGGGCTTCGCGCAGGTCGTGGAAGGACGCGAAATCGTCCGCATGACCAAGGGCGCCGACCGCCGCGTAGTGATGGCTGATGGCAGTCAGAAGCGCGGGTATCACGTTGAATTCAAGCGCGCCGGGCAGCCGGCCGGGGAGGGCGTATGAGCCTGACAGATCGCGATCTCATCGAGTTCGCAGCAATCGCCATCGGCGCGACCGCCCATGAGCCTTCATTCAAGGGCGACATTCGCAAGTTCACGGCCGTGGGGTTCAGTGGCTGGTTCAGCCCGCTGGATTTCAAGGAGCAGGCGCTGATCCTTGCCACGAAGCTGCGCCTCGACGTCGAGTTCTTGGACGGTTTCAAGCAGGTCGTCTGCCGCCGCAACGAGGACAAGGAGAACTTCGAGATGCACGGCATCGTTGGCTATGGCCAAGGCACGGACCTGCATCCGACGAGTGAGAACGTGGCCCGCGCAATCCTGATTGCCGCTGCGAACATCGGCATGCGCATGCAGGAGAAGCACTGATGGACACCAACAAGATGCGCGACATCAGCCGCGAGCAGTTCGAGTCAGAGTTCGTCCAGGAGATGTGTCGCCGCGGCGGCGAAGGGTTCCGCCCTACCGTCCTGTACTCGCTCAGCCAGAAGAAGCCCGACGGCGACTATCAGAACATCACCGAGTCTCTCGCATGGTGGGCCTGGCAGGCCTCCCGCGAGGCCGTGGTGGTGGAGCTGCCGAAGTTTGAAGACTACCCGGCCAGCATGGAGCGTGACATGCGTGAGTCGCTGCGCTCCTCGATCGAGGCCCAAGGCATGAAGGTGGCGCCATGACCGAAGTCCATCGCTACAAAGTCGTCAAGATGCTTTCCGAGGGCGGCAGCCGGATCAGCTACGACCCGCACGGGCCTGAGGTGGTAATGGCGGAGGCCTACGACCAGCTCAAGGCCGAGAACGAGGCGTTGCGTAAAGCCTTGGGCGAAATCAGCGGCCAGGTTGATGGGAACATCAGATGCGCTGTCCGTGACGTAGTGAACTGCCGAGGTGATGTACAGGATATCTACGGCTACTGCGACAACATTGACGAGATCATCGACGCAGCCATGGCCAAGGAGGCGAGCAATGGCTGAACTCGCACTTATCCGCACGCCTCAAGGCCTGGTGCCGGCGACCGATGCCGACCGCGAAACCATCCTGCACTGGAAGGCTGGCCAGGTCATCCACGGCAAGTTCACCAAGATGCGCAACGCCAAGTTCCACCGCAAGTTCTTCTCGATGCTGGATCTGGCGTGGGAGTACTGGGAGCCCTCTGGCGGCCTGGTGCCCCGGCAGGAGCTGCGGGGTATCTGGGGCTTGGCCAAGTACTTCGAAGAGCTCAACCAGCGCCCAGGCCAGCTCACAAGTGCAGTGGAGGGCTACATCGCCAAGCTGGAGGCCGACCGCGCCGACCGCTTCCCGGTGGTGGACAAGAGCCGGGATGCCTTCCGCGAGTGGGTAACCATCGAGGCTGGCCACTTCCACCTGGTGCAGACGCCAGATGGCGTGCGCAAGGAAGCCAAGTCGATCAGTTGGGCGAACATGGATGACACAGCCTTCGAGCCGCTGTACCGCGACGTGTTCAACGCCTGCTGGAGGCTGGTGCTGTCGGCTCACTTCGAAACCGAGGCTGCTGCGCTGGCTGCTGCCGACATGATGGGGAGCTACGCATGAAGGTCGTTAGCAAGAAAATCAGAGAAAGCGCTAGGGGACAGGATTGTACGGTCAGGTTGATAGGCATCTGCAACTTCAATCCGGAGACCACCGTACTGGCCCACCTGCCATGCGGGCAAAAGGGCATGGGCATGAAGGGCTTCGACACCGTGGCGATTCATGGCTTTGAAGGGTTATACGCAATCACGTCTGATGGACAGGTGCTTTCTGCGAAGAAGGGTTGGAAACCATTGCGCCCAGGTATTAAGCCCGGAGGCTACCAGTTTGTCGGGCTCTATTCCGGCCAAAAAGCCAAGCCTTCATACCGAATGATCCATCGACTTGTCGCGGAAGCATTCATTCCAAATCCAGAATCGAAGGATGAAGTTAACCACCTCGATGGCAACAAGCTGAATAACCAGGCAGCGAATCTTGAGTGGTCGACCCGCAGCGAAAATGCGGCACATGGATTCGCTAATGGACTTATCCCTTCGGGCGCCTCGAGCTACCAGAGCAAGCTGAGCCCAGCCCAGGCATTGGAAGTGCTCAGCGCCGAAGGGTCTTATAAGACCTTGGCCGCTGAATATGGAGTGTCCGCTCAAACGATCTGCAACATAAAGCGCGGGAAAACCTACAAGTTGGAGCTTGCCGAGGTGAGCAAATGAAGCAGACAAGGCTCACTAAAGCGGCTCGCGGGCGAGACTGCATGGTCCGACTCCCAGGATGCCCGAACGACACCGAAACCACAGTGCTTGCCCATTACCGATTGGCTGGCACCTGCGGCATGGGGATCAAGCCGAACAACTTGCAGGGTGCTTGGTGTTGCTCTTGGTGCCATGACCGTATTGATGGCCGGGCTCGCTATGACATGCCGCGTGACGAAATGCGTTTGTATCACGCCGAGGGCGTTATCCGGACCAATGACATTCTGGTTAGCGAAGGAGTGGTGGCCGCATGACAGACCTGACACTACCGTGGCCACCGGCCGCATGCAGCCCGAACGCGCGCGGGCACTGGAGCAAGAAGAGCAGGGCGGCCAAGTCGTACCGGGCAGCCTGCCACATGCTGGCGAAGCAGGCCGGTATCCAGGCGCCCAAGGGTGAAGCGCTGCTCATGCTCGAGTTCGTTCCGCCAGATCGCCGCCGGCGCGACGACGACAACCTGCTGGCGATGTTTAAGGCGGGCCGTGACGGCCTGGCAGACGCCCTGGGAATCGACGACAACGTGTTCGCCACGCAGATCAGGGTGAGCAAGGAAACGATCAAAGGCGGCGCCGTGCGCGTCCGTATCCAGGCACAGGAGCAAGCAGCATGACACCAGCATGGGGATTCCTGATTTTGGCCACCCTCATGGTGGTGGGTGGTGTGGCGTTGTCCTGGGCAGGGGCAGTTCGCCGCAAGCGCAGCTACGAAGAATCCATTTTGAGCGAGGCCAAGCAGGCCGGGGGTAAGCAATGAGCTATCAGAACGTAATTTCCGCAGTCGTTCGAGCCCTGGCGGCCGAGACGATCAACAGCGCAGGCGGGTGTGACTTCGAACCGAAGGTTCAAGCGGCCAAGCAGAAGGGCGAGATCGTCGGCAAGGAAGCTGCATTCCTCGTGGACTGCTGGGTGTTCGGCCGGCTGCACAAGTCGCTCTCAGCTGAGCACTGGCGGCACCTGGTGGCGAAGTACTCGACGCACGTCGACAGGAAGCATGCAGCGATCGAGGAAATCACTCGTTCTCATCGCTCGCCGGCGCCAGAGCGTTTCCGCCACTGCGCGATCCTGACCTGGGCCATGCCCAAGCTGCCAGGTGTGGACGGTAAGCGCAGTACCAGCGTCCTGCCAGCCGCCTGGTACGAGATGGACAACTGGAGCAACGAGCCGCACCCGATCAAGACTCAGGAGCGCTGGAGGCGCGATATCCGCAAGGCTCTGGAGCGCGAAGTAGACGCCGCTTTGGTCGAGGCCCAGCACATTCTCGACCATGAAGGCCTTTTGGTGGCAAATGTCGCTTGACGGCGAGTGAGCCAATGAGCCAATATGCGCCCATCCTGTCATTCCTGCGCGTTTAGGAGTGACCAAAAGAAGCCCGGCCTAAGTGCCGGGTTTTTTATTGCCCGCAAAGAGGGCCTCAAGAGTCCCGGACGGGGCGGAGCAAATATGGACCCAACCGACCTCGGCCCAGGCACAGCTACCTGGCTGGGCGGAACGGGCACTGTATTGCTGGGCGGCTTCCTCTGGCTGCGCAAGTTCCTATCCAAGGACGCTGCTGATCGCGCCATGGATAACGCCGACATCGGCACTGTGCGCCGGCTGAATGAACTCCTCGACTCCGAGCGTGAGGCCCGCAAGCTTGCCGAGGCCCGCGCCGACCAGTTCGCCAAAGAGCGCAATGACCTGGCCGCAACCGTCGGCCGCATGGAAGGGAAGATCGAAGCCCTGACCAGTCAGGTCGCCAACCTCACAGAGCGGGTGACGCTACAAAGCGACGAGATCGCCCGTCTGCGCATCAAGCTGGGAGGTACTACCTGATGGACAAGTGCGCAATCCAGTTCATGGCCCGCCACTGGTGGCGCCGTGTCGAAGTGTGGTTCATCGCCATGCTGCTGGTGACCGGCGGGGTCTTCTTCGGCTTCCAGCTGGGTCAGTGGGCGCTGGCAGATTCGTACCGCCAGCAGGTCGCCGAGATACGCGCCGCCTACGACGAGGCCACGCTGCAACGTGACCATCGCCTGGATGAGCTGACCCGCAAGACCAGTTCGGCAGCCGAGAAGGCAACCAAGGCGGCGACCACCGCTACCAAGGCGGCCGACAAGGCTGATGAGGCCCTGAATCGCGTATCGCCTTAGTCGCGCCACAAAATCGAAATGCGCCGTTTCGTGGCGCGATGCTGACTGACAGATCAGGCGCCTATCTTTTAACCCCTGTCGAAAATGGAGATCGCCAGCCTTTCTCCTGCACGACAGCTTGTTCTAGTTGGTGTATTCGATAATCAAGCCGCATGACCAGCAGTGGATCGGTGCTGCCTGGGTGATCGTGCAGCATGCTAGAAAGCCGCTTGAGTTGGTCGATCAGCTCTAGATGCTTTTTGGCGAGATCCTTTTTTCCTTCCATAGCGTCCTTCTCCATTAGGCCTTGCAAACAGCATAGAGAATCATCCATGGACAACCAGCACAAGAAGATCACCGGCTACCGCGACCTCACCCAGAGCGAGATCGACGGCATGAACTCGATCAAGGCCCTGGAGGCCGATGCCGGCGAACTCTTCAAGCAGATCGGCCAGATCGAAGGCGTTGACCAGCGCACCCTGGCCCTGGCCAAGACCAACCTGCAGCAGGGTTTCATGTGGTTTGTGCGCTCGATCGCCAAGCCGGCCGATCCTTTCGACTGAGTGCAGCCATGACCACCATCGCCTACAAGGACGGCGTGATCGCCTACGACTCTCGGGTAACCCGCGGCGACCTGATCACCGATGACGACTGTGACAAGTGCATTGAGCGTGACGGTGTGAAGTTCTTCATGTCGGGCGCCCTCTGTGACTATGACGCGCTGGTGGCTGCCTACTTCGGCACTGCCCCATCGGGGAAGGTCGACGCATCTGCAATCGTCCTTGATGGCGGCAGACTGATGACGGTTGCCGTAGATGACGATACCGGCCTATGGAAGTCGCCAATCAAGCCTGATCGTCCATACGCCATCGGCAGCGGCACGCCATACGCATTCGCTGCGATGGATATGGGGGCGTCCGCTGAAAGGGCCGTCGAGATGGCGGCCAAGCGCGATACGAGCACCGGCGGCAAGGTTCGGACGCTGAGGCTTGGCGGGCTGGAAAGGTAGTTGCGTTATTTCCCGTTTCGTCGATCGCACTCCGCCTGGGCTTCGTCGCGATTCCTGAACGTAGCTTGGAGTCTGCAATTTTCGTGCGTATCCAGGATCCGGTAGCCGCGAACTTTCCAGTGGGGTGCTTCGGGCTTGTCGTCGACCTTAACTCCCTCAAGGGGTCGAGCATTTACGACAATGAATCGATCTGGCATCTGGGCACTCCCGCAAGCGACTCTTGAAGCCGTTCCCCGTGATCTGCATCCGGTACAAGTTTTAGGGAATCCAAATGACAAAGCAACCCGACTGGGAGGCGATCGAGCGAGCCTACCGGGCAGGCGTGCTTTCCGTGCGAGAGATCGCAGCTGCCCACGAGGTATCCCATACAGCAATCAACAAGCGCGCAAAGCGTGATGGCTGGGATCGCGACCTCAAGGCGAAGATCAAGGCCAAGGCCGATGCGCTGGTTTCCAAGCGCGAGGTTTCCACAGAGGTTTCCAGCAAACAGGCGGAAACCGAAAGGGAGATTATTGAGCTCAACGCCGAGGTCATAGCGAACATTCGGATGGCGCACCGGGGTGACATTTCCCGCAGTCGCCGTCTGACCAACAAGTTGCTGGATGAGCTTGAAGGCCTGACCGACAACCGCGGCCTGTTCGAAGAGCTCGGCGAGCTGATGCGAAACCCTGACGACAATGGTCAGGACAAGCGCAACGACCTGTACAACAAGATCATCGACCTGCCGGGCCGCACCAAGACCATGAAGGAACTGGCCGAGACGCTGAAGACGCTCGTTGCCCTGGAGCGCCAGGCCTATGACCTCGACGCGAAGCAGGGTGGTAGCGAGGAAGACACCTTATCCAAGCTGATGGATGAATTATCGAAGGATGCCTGACCATGAAGCCCGAGCACATGAAACTGCTCCGGGATCGGTTCTGGCGGCTGAATAACCTGTACTTCATCACGGACAAGCAGGGCAAGAAGGTCCGCTTCCGGATGACCCAGGAGCAGATCGACTACTTCCAGGGGATGCATACCCGCAACATCATCCTCAAGGCTCGGCAGCTGGGCTTCACCACGCTGGTCTGCATCGTCCAGCTCGACGCCGCGCTGTTCGAGGCTGCCAAGTGCGCCCTGATCGCCCACACCCTGAGCGACGCCAAGCGCCTGTTCCGGGAGAAGGTGAAGTACGCCTACGATCACCTGCCCAAGGAGATCAAGGCAGCCAACCCGGCGCGCAACGACGCCGCGGGTGAGTTGGTCTTCAGCAAGGGCGGGTCGCTCTACGTATCCACCTCGTTCCGGGGCGGCACGCTGCGCTACCTGCACGTTTCCGAGTTCGGGAAGATCTGCGCCAAGTTCCCGCACAAGGCGCGGGAGATCGTCACCGGTGCGTTCGAGGCTGTTGCCGCCGAGTGCTTCGTCACCATCGAATCGACGGCTGAAGGACGGGCCGGGTATTTCTTCGACTATAGCCAGTCAGCCGAGAAGCAGCAGCTGGCCGGCGTGCCTCTGGGCCTGCTGGACTGGAAGTTCTTCTTCTTCAGCTGGTGGCGAAACCCTCTCTACTCGCTGGATCCGACCGACGTCACGATCCCGGACCGCTTGACCAAGTATTTCGACGAGTTGAGCGCCAAGCACGGCATCGTCACCAGTCCAGGCCAGCGCGCCTGGTACAGCGCAAAGGAAAAGACCCTCGGCGACGACATGAAGCGGGAGTACCCGTCGATCCCTGCCGAGGCATTCCAGCAGACGATCGAAGGCGCGTACTACGCCAAGCAGTTCACCAAGCTCTACGCCGCCCAGCGCATCGGCAAGCTGCCAGACAACAGCCACCTTCCGGTGCACACCTTCTGGGACATCGGCGTGGGCGACTCCACGGCCATCTGGTTCGTCCGGATCGTCGGCGAGGAGTACCACGTTGTCGACTTCTACCAGAACAGCGGTGAAGGCCTGCGGCACTACATGAAGGTGCTGAAGGATCGCGGCTACGAGTACGGCGAGCACTGGGGGCCCCACGATATCGACAACCGGGAATTTGGTAGCGACGGCAAGACTCGACGCGAACTCGCGCGAGAGGGCTACGAGATCGACGGCCAGGTGTATCGGATGACCTTTCAGGTGGTGCCGAAGCTCGGTGTTGACGAAGGCATCGAGCAGGCACGGGAAATCCTCCCGAACTGCGCTTTCGACGAATCCAAGTGCGAGGAGGGCATCACCGCCCTGGAGAGCTACCGCAAGGAGTGGGACGACAAGCGCGGGTGCTGGAAGGACAAGCCCCTGCACGACTGGTCTTCCCACCCGGCCGACGCCTTCCGCTACTTCGCCGTGGCCAAGACCAAGCGCTCCGTGGTCAAGCACGTCCCAATCTCGTTCACTTTCTGAGGCCATCCATGCCTAACTTCCTCCCCCGGGCAGAGTACTCGGAGGCCTTGCCCGGCTGGCAGCTGGTCAAGCGCTGCGTGGCGGGCGCCCGCGAGGTGCGCAAGCACGATATTTACCTGCCGATGCCGGACCCGGAGAACAAGTCTCCCGAGAACCAGGCGCGGTACAAGCAGTACAAGAAGCGGGCGATGTTCCTGAACATCACAGGGCGCACGCGCACCGGCCTGCTGGGCGCCGTGTTCCGCAAGACTGCGGAGCTGGAGTTGCCAGCCGGGGTCGAGTACCTCAAGGAGAACGCCAGCGGCGACGGTACAAGCCTGGAGCAGCTATCTAAAGATGCCGTGGGCGAATGCCTGGACTCCGGTCGCGGCGGCTTCCTCGTTGACTTCCCTGCGGTTGAGGGCGTGTCCTCGATGGCTGACATGCAGGGCCGCAGCGCGCTGATTCACCACTACGGCGCCGAGTCGATCATCGACTGGGACGAGCAGGTGGTCGATGGCGTGAAGCGCCTGGTCTATGTCTGCCTGCTGGAATGCGTGTCCGTATTCAGCCCGGACAGCCTGGAGCGCACAACCAGCACCGAATATCGCGTGCTGCTGCTGGTTGATGGCCGCTACGTCCAGCGCGTCTACGCCGAGGACGGCAACAGCTACAGCGAGGTCGCGCCGCTCGACAAGAATGGTCGCCCATTCGACCACATCCTGTTCAGCTTCTACGGCGCCCAGAACAACGACGCCAGCGTCGACAAGTCGCCTCTTGAAGACCTGGCTGACGTGAACATCCTGCACTACGGCAACAGCGCCACGGTGGAGGAGAGCGGCTTCATCAGCAGCCAGCCCACGCTGTTCATCACCACCGACATCAGCGCCGACGAATTCGCCAAGGTGAACCCGAACGGCATGCACATCGGCTCGACCCGCGGCTACAACCTCGGCAAGAGCGGTACTGCGACCCTCGTCCAGGCAACCGAAAGCCAGCTGGCTCGCACGCTGCTGAAGGACAAGGAAGAGCAGATGCTCATGATCGGCGCGCGCATCGTGCAGAAAGCTGGCGGGGCCGAGACGGCTGAGGCGGTGCGCATCCGCTACAGCTCGGACAACAGCGTGCTGGGTACCATCGCCGGCAACGTGTCTGAGGCCCTGAAGCGGGCCATTCTCGACGCCGAGCGATTCATGATGGGCGAGCCGGACGATGCCGGGACAGTGTTCTGGCTCAACCAATCGTTCTTCGACGAGACGATGACCGCCCAGGACATCCTTGCCCAGGTACAGCTCTGGCAGCAGGGCCTGATCGCCAAGCGTGATGTTCGGGTCAACCTGCGCCAAGGCGGCGTTCTTGAGGCTGATCGCACTGATGAGTTGATCGATGCGGACCGCGAGGGCGAGGCACCCATAACATCGGGCGTCACGGTCAACGAGGAAGAGTAGATGAGCGCCGACGGCTACCTTGAAGACGAAGCCACCCGTCACGCCATATACGTCCAGCTCTACGCGGCTCACAACGCGGAAGAGATAGCGGTATTCATCGCCCAGGCCATCGACATGGCCAAGAGTAGGGTGGCTGAGGGCCTGAGCGCTTACGGCACTAGGCGGTACGAGCAGCAGATCCGAGTTCTACAAAAGGATCTTGCTGGCATCTACACCGGAATGAAGGGCCAGATGGAGCTTGAGCTTCAGTCTTTCGCCGGCGTGGAGGCCAAGTACAACATCGACCTGCTGGAGCAGGTGGTGAAACCGAGGGTTCAGCTCAACACGCCTTCGCCGCAGATCGTAACTTCGGCGGCCAAGCTTGATCCGATGGCATTGGAGGCTCGCAAGGGCGTCCAGAAGATCAGTATCAGCGGCGCGCTGGACGAGTTCGGCACCAAGAAGGCCGCCGACATCCTCAGCGAGATCAAGATCGGCTCCGCCCTTGGAGAGACCACCCCGGCAATCGCCAGGCGCCTCAACAGCCTGCACCAGGTGCAGCGTGATCAGGCGTCATCTCTAGTGAGAACGGCCACGAACCACATCGCCAGCACCGCCAGGGTCGAAACCCTGAAGGCGAACGACGACATCCTGCTGGGCATGCGCCGCATCGCCACGTTGGATTCGCGTACATCGCTCTACTGCATGAGCATCGACCAGACGGTTATCCCGCTCGATGGTCCTCGACCGCCGTACCACTGGAACTGCCGGACCACCATCATCCCGGCGCTCAAGCCTGAGTACGAGCGGAAGATACCTGGCTCAACACGGCCATCGGTTGGGCCGGATGGCATCAAGCCTGTGGCTAGCGACACCAGCTACCCCGAATGGCTGGCGCGCCAGTCTGCTGGCTTCCAGAAGGAGGTGCTTGGACCGTCCCGGTATGCCCTGTTCAAGAAAGGCGAGTTGCCTATTGAGCGATTCACGGATGCCAACGGTAAAACACTGAATCTTCAACAACTGCGCGAGCGTGAGCCGATTGCTTTCGAGCGGGCCGGGCTGAACTGATCCGCGCCACAAAACATAGCGTCTCAATTTCGTGGCGCGAGATTCCAAGCCCTGGCTGAGTCGGGGCTTTTTTGTATCCGCAGGCAGGGCCTGCTCAACGTCTCTGGGAGACAGCAATGACCTTGAAATTCCAACTGGACAGCCTCGAAGGCGTAGAAGAATCGGTAGCAGCCTTGTATGTCGAGAAGGACGGAAAGTTCGTCCTGGGCATCGACGGCCTCCCGCAGCAGGAAGACGTTACCGGCCTGAAGGCCAAGGTCGACGAACTGCTCGGCGAGAAGAAGGCGGCAGAGAAGGCGCGCAAGGAGGCCGAGGAAACCGCTCGCCTCGAGCGCGAAGAGGCCGCCCGCAAGTCGGGCAACGTCGAGGAGCTCGAAAAGTCCTGGTCCGAGAAGTACGCGCGCCGCGAGGCTGAACTGACCGGCCAGCTCGAAAGCACCAACAGCACCCTGCAAGGCCAGATCCGGGATCTGACCGTGGGCCGCACCGCTACAGAGATCGCGACCACTCTGGCTGTCCCAGGCAGCGCCAAGGCATTGCTTCCCCACATCGAACGCCGGCTGAGCGTCGAGCAGCGCGACGGCAAACCCACCGTCGTCGTGCTGGACGCGGCCGGCAAGCTCTCGGCGGCAACGCTGGACGAGTTGAAAGCAGAATTCACCAACGATCCGGCCTTTGGCCCGTTGATTGTTGGCAGTAAAGCATCTGGCGGCGGGGCCGGAGGTGCAAAAGGTGGCGGCGGGGCCGCGCTGAAACGTTCCGAAATGTCCTCTACCCAGAAGCGCGAGTTCATTGAAGCGCACGGGCAGAGCGCCTACCTCAAATTGCCCAAATAGGGAGTAACACATGGCGACCACCGTCAACTCGGACATGATCGTTTACAACGATCTTGCCCAAACCGCCTACCTGGAGCGCATCCAGGACGTGATCGATGTCTTCAACGCCTCGTCGAATGGCGCAATCGTGCTGAACAACGAGCTTATCGAAGGTGATCTGCGCAAGCGGGCCTTCTACAAGATCGGCGGCGCGATCGGTCACCGCGACGTGAACTCCAGCGCTACCGTGACCGGCTCCAAGATCGGTGCTGGCGAGATGGTCGGCGTGAAGGTTCCGTTCAAGTACGGCCCGTACGAGACCACCGAAGAGGCCTTCAAGCGCCGTGCTCGCTCGCCTGAAGAGTTCTCCGAGCTGGTTGGTCAGGACTACGCTGACGCGGTGCTGGAAGGCTACATCCAGTACGCGATGGCCGCCCTCAAGGCCTCTATCGGCGCGAACGCCAACATGGTGGCTACCGGGAGCTTTGCCACTGACGGCAAGAAGGTGCTGACCAAGGGCATGCGCAAGTTCGGTGACCGCTTCGGCCGCATCGCGCTGTGGACCATGGACTCGGCCACCTACTTCGACATGGTCGACCAAGCGATCAGCGAGAAGATCTACGAAGAAGCGGGCGTGGTGATCTACGGCGGCCAGCCGGGCACCATGGGCAAGCCGGTACTGGTTACCGACACTCACCCAGCCGAAACCATCTTCGGACTGCAATCGGGCGCGATTCGCGTCACCGAATCCCAGGCTCCGGGCTTCCGCTCGTACAACATCGACAACCAGGAAAACTTGGCGATGGGTTTCCGTGCCGAGGGCACCTTCAACCTGGACCTGCTGGGTTACAGCTGGGCAGACGCCACCGGCGGCATCAACCCGAACCTGGCTGCTGTCGGCGCGGGCGCCAACTGGGCGAAGTACGCGACCAGCGACAAAGCCACTGCTGGCGTCCTGATCGATCTCGGAACCCCGTAACCACGTTGGGCGACTCATGCGTGGGTCGCCTTGGAGATCACCATGGAACTAATCTATACCGTGCAGGCGTCTGGTTTTGAGCCGGGTAAGCGCTACCGTAACCCTCAGCACTTCGATCGCCCGGAACCAGGCGTGAAGGCTGTCGTGATCGTTGGCGAGTGGTCCAAGGTGGCAGCCGCTTATGAGGAGGCCGGTGCCGAGGTGTCGGTTGTCGAGGCTCCGAAGCATGTGGCTATCGTCGAAGGTCCTGACCAGGCTGAGCTTGATCGTCTGATTGCCGAACTGGCCTCCATCGGCGTGATCGTCGAGTCGTTCGCCGAGCAGCGCCTGGAGCGGCCGGAAGGCGACCTGGGCGAGATGGCTGGTCGCCTATTCCAGGTCCTGGAAGCGGTCAATACCGGCATCGCCAGCTTGCAGCGCGAGCGCGACGGCGAAGTCCAGAAGGTAATCGACCTGGAGCAAGAGAAGGCCGACCTGCTGAAGCAGATCGATACCCTCAAGGCTGCTGCTCCCGACCCTGAGGTCGAGGCGCTGAAGGCTGCCCTGGACAAGGCCGGCGTGACTTACCGCGCCAACGCCTCGAAAGAGTCGCTCCAGAAACAGGTCGCCGAGCTCGACAAGCAGTAATCCCGGGGGCCTTGGCCCCACTTAACTCAAGCGGAGGCCGGATGGCTACCTACATCACCGTGGCCGACGTGGATAGCATCCTTGGGGCCGGCTGGGCAGCTGCAGAGCTCAAGGAAGAGGCGGTTTTCGAGGCGAATGCCTACCTGACGTCGCTCAACCTGGTCGGCATCGACATGGATGATATCCCTGACGATGTGAAGCAGGCGGGCGCCCGGCTGGCCAAATGCGCGTCCCAAGGCAAGCTTTACCAGCAGCAGACCGAGGGCTCGCTTGAGGCGAAGACCGTCAAGGCCGGCTCGGTAACGACCAGCAAGACCTTCGGCTCGATCGACAAGACCACCACGGCCGCGCAGCCTGCCTGCGTGCAGTTGGCTCTGGCCCTGCTCGCACCTTGGAGCAGCAACCCGTTCGCCTTCGCCGTGAAAAGGGGGTAGGGATGGGCCTTCGCGACGATATCCAGGCTGACCTGGCCGAAGCCTTCGATGATGATCTGGCTGATGCGGTGTCCACCTTCACCGGCACCTACGTGGGGCCTGGCGTATGGGATCCCGTGAGCGAGACCAGCACTGCCCAGCCTGTCACCTACACCGGTCGCGGCGTGCTCGACAGCTACGACAGTCGTCGTATCGACAACATCAACATCAAGGTCGGTGATTTGCTGCTGATCTGCCTGGCCAACGAAGTGACTGACCGGCCACAGGTCGGGCACCAGATTACGACCTTGGACCTGATCACCGACGAGGTCGTCTCATACCGAGTAGAGGGCGCGGCCATGGATCCAGCCAAGGCCCACTACGAGATTCAGCTCAGGAGGTCGTAATGGCTGGATGGAGCATTCCACCTACCGCATTCGCTGACCAGATAGAGAGCGACCTGGTAAAGCAGGCGAGAATCATCGCCATGGCATTGCTCGGCGAGATCGTCCTGAGGTCTCCCGTAGACACGGGTCGGTTTCGTGGCAACACCATGGTGAGCATAGGGGTCCCAGTATTCGCCACAACCGACAATGTTGATAAGGACGGAGCCGCGACGATTGCAGCTGGTCAGGCGGTACTGCTGGGGCTCAAGCCATACACGCGGATCTTCCTGCAGAACAACTTGGTGTATGCCGAGAAGCTCGAAAATGGTCACTCTAAGAAAGCCCCAAATGGAGTGTTTGGAATTTCCTTCACCGGCGTGGCAGCGGCGTACGGATCATGACCTACAGCGAAATCTACGACGCCATCATCCTTCGCATGAGGGGATTTCCTGGAATCGCCCAGGACAGGATTTACTATCCCAACGCCCAGCTTCAGGCAAAAGACAAGGATACATCCGGCCTGTTCAAGCCTCCGGCGACAGGGCTCTGGTGCCGCCTAAACATAGGCTACGCAACGCCTTTCATGGCAGGTATGGCAGACAGGCCGCACACGCGAAAGCCCGGAATGATCACTATCCAGTGTTTTGCTCGTGAGCAGACTGGTATCAAAAACCTGAGCGCGCTCGCCGACGCCCTTGAGTCACATTTTTCGTACTGGAGCACTGGCGACCTTGAGTGCATTGAAACCGGCGTAGTTGACGCCGATGAATTTGAAGGTTTTCGCCAGTTCAACGTGAACGTCCGGTTCCGCGCCGGCTGACCCGAAACACCATGACCCACCCGCCGCGAGCGGGTTTTTTTATGCCCGCAGAACGGAGATAACCCATGAGCAGCGGCGCCCAAGTCACAAGTTACATGATCACTGAGCTCTCTCCGGGTGTAACCCCAGCCACTGGGGCCTGGGATACCTTGCGCCTAACCAGCAACACCCTGTCGCCGACCGTGAACACCCAGGTCAGCGACGAAATCACCGAATCTCGCATCAGCCAAGGTTCGGTGGTCTCCAGCACCGATATTCAGGGTGACCTGGTAGGCGAACTGTCCTACAGCACCTTCGACAAGTTGCTGGAAGCGGCATTCTACGGAACCTGGGACGATGACGTCCTGACCGTAGGCAGCACGCGCCGGACCTTCACCGTCGCGAAGAACTTCAACGACGTGAACGTGTACGCCCTGTTCAAGGGTATGCACGTATCGGTCTTTGCCCTGGATATCCCGTCTGACGGGAAGATCACCGCCACCTTCACCATGGCCGGCCTGGACTACGCCGATGGCGACACCAATACCGTAGCGTCCATCAGCCAGCCGACCACCACGCCGTTCATGAGCAATCAGAACGTTGGCTCCATCACGGTGGATGGCCAGAGCCTGGAGGGTCAGGCGTGTGTTTCGGCTCTGACCGTCAATCTCGACAACAGCCTGCAGGCGCAGCGCTGTATCGGTAACGGAAAGCTTGGCCCAGGCGCGCAGATCGCCACCGAGGCGGCGATTACCGGCTCCATCACCTTGGCATGGTCTCCGCTGGCTTGGCAGATCTGGAAGAACACCTTCACGCGGAAAACCGTAGCGGTTGAATTCCCGATCATCGACAGCCTGGGCAACCGCTATGACCTGTCGTTCCCGGCGCTTGAGGTCGATGGTGATCTGCCGAATGGCGGCAAGCGGGACCTGATCGAAGTGACCTTGAACTACACCGTGGCCAAGGTGGCTCCGACCATCACCCGCGTGCCATTCGTTCCAGTCACCAGCGTTTCGGTAACCCCAACAACTGCATCGATCGCCGCGGCCGCGACGCGCCAACTCACTGCGTCAGCCCTGCCATCCGGCGCCGGCCAGAACGTGACCTGGAGCAGCTCGGCGCCTTCGGTGGCCACCGTTAGCTCCAGTGGCTTGGTCACTGGCGTTGCCGCCGGGTCGGCAGTTATCACCGCCACCAGCGTCTCGGACCCGACCAAGACCGCCACTTCGGCGATCACTGTCACCGCTTAACCAGCATTACCTTTCGGCCGCACCAGGACAACGCCACCTGGTGCGGCCTTTTTTATGGCGTGGCGTGAGGATGATTCATGGCTCTCAAATTGAAAAAGACTGACACCAGCAAGAGCGGTGAGGCGCGCTGGGAGAAGTTCGACGAAGACACTCAGGTACTGCTGATGCCGCTGGATAATCAGCAGTATCAGATCGCGCTGGAGCGTATGCGCCGTCGCCTAGATCGCAATGACGCCCAGTTCGGCGAAGGCTCGGTTGGCGTGATCGCTGGCGAGAAGACTGAGCATGATAACCACTGCATGCTGCTGGCCCAGTTCATCCTGCAGGACTGGCAGGGCGCCCAAGACGAGGATGGAAACCCGCTGAAGTACAGCGAGTCCATCGCCACCGAAATGCTGCGCGGCGATACCGATTTCTTCGTGTTTGTCATTAAGCGAGCAGCAACCATCGCAGCCGACAACAAAAAGGAGCAGGAAGAGATCAAGGGAAAGCAGTCGACCGCTTCAAGTGGGAGCGAGACTGGGGCTCTTCAAGCGTAAAGAAGAGCCTGATCTACCAGAAGCTGCGTATCGCGGTTCCGGAAGAGCCGGCGCAGGACGTGATCACCAGCAGCCTGCTGAATGCCTTCCGAAATGCATCCCGCGCTCGTCGATACCTGGTAGGGTCCACTGCAGTGCAGCCTTTGCGCCTTTCGGCCAGGGAAATCACCGACTGGCTGGAGGTGCACCCGCTGCCACTGCCGCGCCTGATCGTCGATGAGGTGATGTTCGCCTTGGACGAGATAGCGCTGGCCAAGGAAGCGGATGAATAGCCTACGGCTTGGATTTCTGCCTCTTTAGAAGGTCACGAGCCTTTTTAATCCTGGCCAGGATGGCTTCTGATCGACCTCCTTTGTGTACGAGTGCGGCGCTCCCATTCTTCACCATGGGCTGAGACTTGTAGTCGTTGATGATCGCCTTCCACTGCTCGCAGATTGAGATTTCGGCAGAGTAGTCCTTGACCTTTCGGCGCAGGATGGCAAGCCGCTCAAAGTAGTACGGCGCCGCACAAATGCGAGCGCCTTCAGGCTGCTTCCAGTAGTTGGCCGATTCCGCCTCACAGCAGGCCTGCATGACTTCGGGGTCGTTCTTCCCTGAGTCAGCAAGATCATACGTGGCAGTCTCGCCGACCTTGGCCTGGAGGCCGAGCGTGTCTAAGGAGAATTCTTGTCGCATGGCAGTCCTTTGTCGTGGCGATAGTAGCGTAGAGTCCGCCTTTCGGGGTTTTGGCGCTTCCTGCTGATAGTGGTAGATTGCTGGTATTTACAGGGGAGTATCTAGGTGCCGAACGAATCGCATAGCAAGGGAATGAAAGAGCTAAACCCGTGGCTGGAAAACGGCGCCATCTCCAGGGATAAGGTGCGCACCTACATCCAGTCAGAGCAGTCTGACATGACGAACAGGCTAGCTCTAGGTGAAGACTCTCACGCAATCGTCGAAAGCCAGCAGGACCGGCTGCATGGCTATCTCACGGACTGGGAAGATGCTGATCGCATGCAGTTCCATACCATCTATTCCCAGGAATACACAAAGATCCTCAATGAGTCTACCGTCGCTATCCAGGCGTCCACCAAAAAAATGGTCGACGAGCAAAAAGCGCTGAAAGCAAAAGCCTATTCAGCCGTTATTGGCGCGGCTGTAGCCCTGTTTTTCATAATCATGATATTCAAGCGCTAACCAAAATAAACACCAAAGAGCCCGCCTAGTGCGGGTTTTTTATGCCCGGAGTAAAGTATGGCTCTGAAATCTCGCCTCGAACTTGAAGTCGATGGCCGTACAGCCGAGCAGCAGGTGAATGCAGTTCGGGTCGCTCTAGATGCCCTAACTCAGGCCGGGTTACGCACCGGACCGGCTCTGGCAAGCGTCTTCAATAGCGTGTCTAGTTCGGTTAGCTCAATAAATGCTGCAGCCAACAGCATCAAAGCGGCCCAGGCAGCGCTGAATGGTCTAGGCACTGCGGGATCCAAGGCCGGGCAGTCGTTATCCGGTGCGTCTGGCGGGCTAGCTACCACTGGGGCAAATGCGGCAGCAGCAGAGGCAAGACTTGCTGCAGCTACGAGGGCTATGAACGAGCTTCAACAGTCATCATTGCGCACGACGGCGGCGTTGAATGGGGTTGGAGGGTCGGTAACGGTTACAACTCGAAATGCGGCAGGCGCCGTGGGCGGGCTGAACAGCAGCTTGGGATCACTTCGGGCTACCGCTCTGAGTTTGGCTGGCCCGCTGCTGGGTCTTTTTGGTGGCGCTCAACTGGCTAGCTCGGTCTACCAAGCCAGTGAAGCTTATTCCGCACTGACTAACCGAATGCGTTTGGTTACGGAAACCGCTAATGAGCTTAGCGTTGCTCAGTCATCTGTCTTCCAGATCGCCCAGAGTGCATATCAGCCGCTGACAGCAACAGCCGAACTGTATCAGCGGATCGCCACAAATCAGAAAGAGCTTAAACTCACTGGGGAAGGGGTGGCTGGGATTGTAGGGACGATTAGCAAGACCCTCGCGATATCCGGTGCCTCCGCTGCATCTTCAAGCGCTGCCTTAGTTCAGCTTGGACAAGCATTCGCCTCCGGAACGCTACGTGGCGAAGAGCTGAATAGCGTGATGGAGCAAGCTCCGGCACTGGCCCAGGCGATTGCTGCTGGTATGGGGAAAACTGTAGGCGAGCTACGAGCCCTCGGGGCTGCCGGCCTACTCACCGCTGAGGCTGTGGTGAAAGCCCTACAGACCCAGGAGGCTGCAGTAGAGGCACTATTCAATAAAACTGCGGTAACAATCGGGAATAGCCTAACCGCTTTCGGAAACTCATTTACTCAAATGGTCGGCAAGCTTGATCAGGCGAGTGGAACTAGCCAAGCTATCGCTGCCGACTTCCTGGTCGTGTCCAGGGCGATTGACTCCATCAACTCGACATCAGCCGAGACAGCCAAAGCACTGGAAACACTGAATGCGGTGATGGTTGGCGCAGGATCCGCCGCAGCTATTTTGTTGACGGCAAAGGTAGGACAGCTTGTGTTTGCCTTGGGGCAATCTGTTTACTCGTACTATGCAAATAGAGCCGCAGCCATGGCCTCTGCGTCGGCCACACTGGAGGCTGCAAAGGCCGATCAGGTAAAGGCTCAAACAGCAGTAATTCTGGCCGAGCGGGAAGCTATAGCAGCTAGAGGAACCGCAGCCCAAACAATCGCATCTGTAGCCGTGGCTGAAGCTAGGATGAAGGAGGCTGCAGCAACCACCGCTGTGGGAGTGGCGCAGCGCGGACTTGCCGTTGCAACCACCAGCGTTCTAGGTGTTCTTGGCGGCCCTCTGGGACTGGCGCTGACGGTGGGAACTATCGCAGCAACTTACCTGCTTATGGCGGGAAATTCTGACGACGCCACCGAGTCTCTCGACGCTCAAGGCTTGACGATTGACCAACTGGTCGAGAAGTTCAACGAGCTCGGCAAGGCTCAGCAACGCGTAAAGCTGATTGAGTGGGTCGATGAGCGTGCCGAGAAGATCAAGGAAGCTACTGAATCCCTCCAGAAGTACGCTGACGCCGAGAAGGTTATAGGCCTTGATGATGGTGTAGCAGCAAACTTCCGGGGCATGATCAAGGAGGTCCAGGCTGGCAAGCGCGACCTGGACAGCGTGACCGATTGGCTGAAGCAGACGGCTGATATCTCACCGGACGTGGAGAAGGCGTTATCCATCATTGCCGCCGAGTACGAGAAAAGCTCGCAGCGCGGCAGGGATCTCGAATCAGTACTCAGCCAGGTCGATGGCGCCAATGCCAAAGCCACGAAGAGCACTGCGGCGCTCTCTACCGCGCAAGCCGGTTCGCAAGGCCAAACCAAGGCTCAGCTGGCTGAGTGGCAAAAGTACATCGCCAAGTTGACCGAAACCCGCGACTTGCTGGGGGCCAACGAGAAGGCTGAGGCGAAGTACCGCGCCACCAAGATGGGCCTCACCGCCGAGCAGGCCAAACAGGCTGAGCTGGTCGCGGGGCAGATCGATACCCTGAAGAAGTACCAGGATGCGATCAAGGAAAACGACAAGGTACAGCAGGCGGCGCTTAAGGCTCAGCTGGTAGCCCTCTATACCCAGCAGCAGGCAGCCGAGGATGCAGCGGCAGCGGTCAAGAAATCGCACGAAGACGCTGCTAAGGCGGCAAAGGAAAGTGCGGACAAGCAGCTTGAGCAGATGAATCGGGTGGTGTCGGCGGCCAGGAATCTTGTGTTCCCCGGCGCGCCCCGCCAGAACTTGGCCGGTTACGGTCTTCTCACCAATGGCGGCACACCCGAAGCGCCTAAGGTGCTTCCTCGCAAAACGCCACAGCAGCTGGCGAATGAGGACATTGCCCGCCTTAACGAAACGACCGACCCGAACAAAAGCACCCTTAAGGATGCGAAGGTTCTGGAGAATGCGGGCCAAAAGCTTCTGGATGACGCCCGCCAGCGTTACGCAGTACTCCAGCAGCAGAGTAAGGAAATTCAACTTCAAGGTAGTGGTGGCAAGGCGCTGGGCGCCGAAGCCAAGAAGCTGATCGAGCTCGAAACCGAGATCTCCAACCTCAAGGAGAAAAAGACCCTCACCACGTCGCAGAAGCAGGTTCTGGCGATGGCTGAGCTGAACCTGGCCCAGCAGAAGCAGAACGCTGAACTGGAGAAGGCCAACCAGCTGACCCAGGCGCGACTTGAGAACGAGGCAAAGCTGAAGGCTTTCAGGGAGAACCTGCAGTCGCAGCTTGAGCTTTCGCGCGAGGGTCAAGAGGTTGAACTGGCTGGGGCAGGGCAAAGCGACCGGTTGCGCCGGCGCCTCCAGGACGATCTGAAGATCCGCCAGGACTATCAGAAGCAGCTGGACAAGCTGACCCGGGACTACAACCGGATCGAGAACCCGACCACAGCCGACACTGACCTCTACAAGGGCGAGACCGAAGCCCTGCGAGCGGCGTTGGCCACGCGCATGGTTGATCAGCAGAACTACTACGCAGCGCAGGATGCAATGCGTAGCGAGTGGCTGGTTGGAGTGTCGGAGTCTTGGCAGAACTACGTCGACATTGCCACCAACTACAACGAGCAGGCCCGGGCGGCTACCGAGTCGATCCTTGGCGACACCACCTCGTCAATTTCCAGCAGCATCCAGGGCATGGTAAAGGGCACGGAGAGCCTGGGGGATGCCTTCGGCAATCTTGCCGGAACCATGGCTAATTCGGTGCTGAGCGCACTGGCCGATATCGCAGCGCAGTGGGTCGTCGTCCAGGCCCTGAAAATGGCGGGTATCACAGCCGAAACTACGGCTACCGTAGCAGGAGAAGCCACCAAGACGGCCGCAAAATTGAGCTCGGACGCTGTCACCACCGCGTCGTCGCTCGCCGCAACAGCAACCACCACTTCAGCGCAGGTTGCGGCCGCCGGTACAACGGCAGCGGCCTGGCTTCCTGCGGCGCTGGTCGCGTCGATTGGCTCTTTCGGAGCGGCTGCGGTGGTAGGTGGTGCAGCGTTGATTGCCGCATACGCCCTGATCAAAGGCTTTTCCGGAGGTGGCTACACCGGTCCTGGTGGAGTGAACGAGCCAGCGGGAATAGTGCACAAAGGCGAGGTTGTCTGGAGTCAGGCAGATATTCGACGCTTCGGTGGTGTTTCGGCAGTAGAAGGGCTGCGCACCGGGAACGTCACACCGATCAGCGCTGCACGCTCAACTGGCGGCGGTGGAGGATCACCGCTCCAGGCCGGCACCAGTTCAGCTGCCGCAGGTGGCAGTACCAACATACAGCAGGTCTTCAACATTGGTAGCGACGTAAGCGCTCAGACGGTCGCCATGGTTCAGCAAGGCATGCGACAGACCATGACCGCGATCCTCCAGGACGTTAATCGGAATGGCCAGATCATGCAGACCATTCGCAAGAAAATTTAAGGTGTGAGTATGGCGATCGAATGGCCCGCCGAGGTATGCCCGGCGCAGATGAGCTGGGGCATGGTTTACAACAACCGCGACTTCAGCTCCACGCTGAATAACAGCCAGCAGATCGTGGGCTATCCGGGTTCGTACTGGAAATGCTCGATGTCGTTGCCACTGTTGACCCGCGACCGCGACCGTATCGTGACTGCTTTCATGGGGCGCCTGCAGGGCCGCTTTGGCACGTTCAAACTGCCCGCGTTCACCCGCCGGCGCACTGACAACATCGGCGCTCCCGTTGTGCTGGGTGGCCTCGCAATGGCTTCCCACATCACGCTCGGGGCTGTGCCGGTAAACCGGAAGGTCTTTAGTCAGGGTGACTACATCACCATTGATGGCGTGATGCATGAGGTGGTCGAAGATGTGATTTCGAGCGCGCAAGGGGTGGCGGTGCTGCCCCTCAACAGGCGTTTGCGGGCGGCCCTGATTTCCGGCACCCCGGTTGAGTATCGAAACCCTTACTCGATCATGCGCCTGTCTGAGGACAGCTACACCCTATCAGTCAGGCCCGTGGTGGCTGAACTGACCATCGAATGCCGGGAGGCGTTTTAAATGGCATTGGTTTTCCCTTTCTCGCCGTCGGTGCTGAACATCATTGCCGCCGGCAACTTCACGCCGGTTTTCGCCTGCGAGCTGGATTTTGCCGATGGCATGGTCCGGGCGCATACGGGTACCGGCCAACTGACGATCAACGGCCAGGTCTACGATGGTGTTGGCACCTTCGGGGAAGTAGGCACGGCCAGCGAGAGCGCCGAATCGGGGTCATCGCTGTCCATTGACCTTACGCTAAACGGCCTGGACAGCTACATCCTTTCCCAGACCTCTGTGGCTGGCTGCCGGGGCCGGTTGGCTCGCCTGATGTTCGTCGTCTACGACGAGGCGGGGAATTACGCCGCCGACATCCTGTTCAGCGGTCGCATGGACGCCGCCAAGTTGTCTTACGGCGGCTCGACAGGCGACAGCTCGATCACGGTCACCATCATTGACCGGATGGCAGAGTGGAACCGGATCGGTACTGAGCGCTGGACCGATGAGAACCACCGCGCCCGGCATGACGGTGACCGCTTCTTCTACGCCGTCGCGCAGATGGCCGAATGGCCCATCTACTGGGGCGCCAAGAAAGACGCGCCGTCCTTCACCTACGAGTAAACGCCATGCGCTATCGAGACTGGCCCACGAGGCTACACGAGACCATCCAGGCCGCTTTCGAGCGGCCTTTTTTGTGGGGCGAATTTGACTGCTGCCTGTTTGTAGCGGACTGCGCGGTGGCGATCTGCGGCGTTGACCCGGCGAAGGAGTACCGCGGGCGGTACAAGACAGAGATCGGCGCCAAGCGCGTGATGGCGTCGACGCACGGATCGGTCGAGGCGGCGCTGGACACCTGCTTCGAAAGGGTTGATGTGCAGTTCGCTCAGCGCGGCGACATCGTCACGTTCGAAAACGAATCGGGGAAGTGCGTGGCAGTGCTCTGGAGTGGCCGGTATTGGGCGGCTACCGAGTCTGGTGCTGCAGCCGTTGATTGCGAGCCCTTGGTGGCCTGGAGAGTTGAATAGTGGGAAGCTCGATCAAATCAGTCGTGAAGCTCGTCACTGCGCCCATCAAAGCGCTTTACGACCCGGTGGGCGCCTTCAAGGACGTGTTCGGCGGCGTGCAGGGTATCTTCGCGGGCCTGACCGGTGCGGCCAAGGTTTCGGGGGCCGGCAGCTCGGAGCCCAGCTCACAGACTGTCCGCTCCTCCAAGGCCCCGGTGCGCTTCATTCTCGGTCGGGCCAGCACCGGTGGTGTGCTGGCCTGGATTCAGGAGCAGCCTGGCGACCAGACCAGTGGCGAGTGGCTGCACATCGTTTACGTGCTGTCTGAGGGGGCCATCGCGGGCGTCGATCAGATCTACGTAGATGAGCGCCCGCTGTCTGAGCTGGGGGAGAATGCCACGTCTGAGGTGATCATTGACCCGGCCCAGGTTAACGCCTTCCTTTTGGCCAACTGCCCAGACTGGCGCCAAGAGCAGATCGGTCGGGGCCTGTCGTTTGTCCGGCTGTCGTTCAAGTACGACGCCGAGAAGTTTCCGTCGGGCATACCGGATGTGCGTTTCGTGGTTCGTGGGCGACGCGACATTTATGACCCCCGCAACGGGAGCTCCGGCTATTCGGCCAACACAGCGCTGCTGATCCTCTGGTATCTGCGCAACCGCTGTGGCATTCCCGACGACGAGATCATCTTCCAGTCCTTTGCCAGTGCGGCCAACATCAGTGATGAGGCCGTTGGTGGGCCGGACGGCACAGTGACACCTCGCTACTTTGCAGGTGCCGTCATTGGCGCCGACGAGAAGCGCAATACCGTTTTGGACAACCTGCTGTCGGCCTGTGCCGGCACCTTGATCCGGGTCGGCGGGCGCTGGTCGCTCCAGGTGGGCGCCTACTATGGGCCGGCCGACTTCACCATCAACGAAGACATGGTGATCGGTACCGTTGAGGGCACGACCGAGGTCAGTAACAGCGATGCCATCAACACCATGCGCGGGACGTTTGTTGACCCTGCACAGGCCTGGGCCGAGACCGACTACCCCGAGGTCGCGATTCAGGACTGGATCACCGCAGACGGTGGCGAGCTCGCTGAGTCGCAGTCGTTTGCCTATGTGACAGACGCCTACCTGGCGCAGCGGCTCGCAAACATCAGCCTACGACGCCGACGCTCCGGCGGCTCTGTATCCATGCCGTTGAACTTCAACGGCTACAACTGCCGCCCGGGGCGTGCAGTCAAGGTCGATCTGCCTTCGCTGAACATTCTGGGCGAGTTCATGGTCACGGAGTGGACCATGGGCGCTGCCGATGCCTGCAAAGTGACCCTCAAGCCCTACGAGCAGGCCATCTTTGATGATGCTGTGGGCCAGCCCTACGACCCGCTGGGGTTCATCAACCTGCCCGTGGGCGGCCTGGCTGCAGTCACCGGCCTGGCGTGGACGCCCAGCAGCGTGGCCGAGATCATCCAAGGCGTTCTCAGCTGGGTGTCCCCGGCGCAGACCGTGCTGAGCTACACCGTGACGATCCGCAAGGGCACTGAGGTCGTCCAGTCGCTCAAGGTGGGCGGGGAGGCCGTAAGCTGCAACATCAATGGCCTGGCCTCCGGCACCTATGCCATGAGCGTCGTTGCCTTCGGCCCGGGTACCCGATCGGGCGAGGCGAGCATCAACGTGAACGTGGGCGGTCCGCCCGTGCCAGAGAGTTGCGATTATTTCGCCTCGGTGGACAGCATCACCCTGGTACCGGTCAACCGGCAGAACAGCCTGAACGGCGGGACGTACGAATACTTCCATGCGACCAACCCCCAAACGCCCATCGCTGATGCCGTGTACCTGGGGCAGGGACTGACCTTCACCCACACGGGGTTGGCGTTTGCCAAGCAGTACTTCTACTACGTGCGTTCGGCCAACGCTTATGGGAAGAGCGATTTCCTGTACGTGGCTGCCGCAACGTCCGATGACCCCACGCAGATGCTCGAGGTGATCAAGGGCGAGATCCTCGAAAGCCACCTTGGCCAGCAACTCACCGAGAAGATCGACCTTATCGATGGCAATGGCCCTGGGTCGGTGAACGAGCGAGTGGGTTCCGCCAAGACCGAGCTGGCTCAGCAAATCAGCGAGGTCAACAACGCGCTGGCCACCGCCAAGGGCAACCTGGAGCAGCAGATTACTGCTACAAACCAGAATGTCGCGGACGCTAAATCTGCCCTCGAGCAGCAGATCGCCGTGGTGGATGGGGAGGTTGACGCTGCCAAGGCCGACCTGCAGCAGAAAATCGACTCGGTATCTGTACTGGCCGGCTCGTTGCCGTACAACAAGGACAAGACCTACACCACCAATCAGGGGGTGCTGGGTGCTGACGGCAAGCTGTATCAGGCGCTGAAAGCGGTACCGAAGAACACTCCGCCACCGAACGCGACCTATTGGACCGACGTTGGCCAGGCCATTGTCACGGCGGCCGGCACAGCTTCGCGCGTGTCGAAGGTCGAAACCGACGTGTTCACGCTGGACGGCAAGAGCACGGCCCAGGCGTCGCAGATCGGCGGGTTGCAGTCAGGGCTGACGGCAACCAACCAGAACGTGACCGCCGCCCAGCAGGCCGCAGATGCGGCAAACACGCTGGCGGGTGGCAAGGGCAAGGTGATCGTTCAGGCAGCGGCCCCGGCCGTTGCTGACCGTTTGGCGCAGAACCTGTGGATTGATACCACGGGCAACGCCAACACGCCGAAGCGCTGGAACGGTACCACCTGGGTGGCGGTCACGGACAAGGCGGCTTCCGATGCGGCGGCCGCCGCCCAGTCGGCGCTGTCTCAGGTCGCCCTGAAGGCCGATGCCACCGTGGTCAACAGCGTGGCAACCCGGGTCAGTGAGGCCGAGGGTAAGCTGTCGTCTCAGGCCACCCGCATGGATGGGATGCAGACCAGCATCGACGGCAAGGCCAGTTCTCAGTCGTTGCAGCAGGTCAGCAACCGCGTCACGGACACCGAGCAAAAGGATGCGGTACAAGACCAGCAGCTTACTTCGCAGAGCCAGGCCCTGATCTCGCTGACCGACAGCGTGAGCAAGAAGGCTGAAGCAGCCACCGTCCAAGCCCTGAGCAATGATGTGAAGACCCAAGGCCAGAACCAGACCGCCCAAGGTCAGGCGCTGACTCGAATCGACACGAAACTGCTGGCCGGCCAAGACAACTCGCCGACGAAGGTCTACCAGAGCGTGTTTTCGGACCTCTCGGCAGACCAGTGGGTATCGACCAACAGCGGTGCCGGTGCGGTGGCAAGCTTTGGCACTTCGGCAGGCATCACTCGGGGCGCTGCATTGATCCTGAACGGCGGCACGGGCAACGCCACTTGGTGGGGCGCCTCGACCCGCAAGATTCGTTTCGATCCATCCCGCCTGTACAAGCTGACGGCGCGGGTTCAGCAGGTATCCTCCGGCGCCGGTGCCCCGTTGACGTATCTGGGCCTGGACTGCTTCGCCGAGGATGGCGCTACTCGCGTGACGACTGCCGGTGGGACAGGCATCGGCTCTGCTCATTACGTGCTGATGAACAGCCGGCAGCTCTCGGTAGGGGAGTGGGTAACCGTCGAAGCCTATGTGAAAGGTTATTCGGCTGCGGGCGAAGACGGTGGGTCTGGGGCAGGCACCTTTACCGACCCCAAGCGACTCAAGACCGGAGTGGCATGGCTCTCGCCTCTGGTCATCGCCGGCTACAACGGTATGGGCGGCAGGCTGGTGGTCGACCTGTTCGACATCGAGGACGCGACCGAGCAGGCTCAGATCGATGCAGGGGCGATGGCAACCACAGCACTTACCGGGCGAGTGGAGAAGACCGAGCAGGGACTGAGCTCGGTCAGCAGCCAGACCACTCAGCTAGGCAATAGCCTGACCACCACCAACCAGAATCTTGAAAAGGCCCAGCAGGCCGCGCAGGCCGCTTCGGACCTGGCGGGTACCAAAGGCAAGGTGCTGGTACAAGCGGCTGAACCAGCTGTGGCAGATCGCTTGGTGCAAAACCTCTGGATCGACACCACGGGCAACGCCAACACGCCAAAGCGTTGGACTGGCAACGCCTGGGCAGCGGTGACTGATAAGGTCGCTACCGAGGCGGCGGCAGCGGCGGCCGCCGCCCTGTCAGAAGTGGCCAAGAAGGCCGATGCCAGTGCGGTGCAGTCGCTGAACAGCAAGGTGGATCAGCAAGGACGAGACCTGACTGCCACCAGCAACAACGTGGTGTCGCTGGGTAGCACCATTGGGCGCGCGTTGGATAACTCGCCCACCAAGGTCTACCAAAGCGTGTTCTCAGACATGTCCATGGATCAGTGGGTATCGACCAACAGCGGCGTAGGTTCCACTATTTCGTACGGAACGCCTGCCGGCATCACTCGGGGGGCGGCCTTGGTCGTGAGTGGCGGGGCTGCCAACAAGACCTGGTGGGGCGCTTCCACGCGCAAGCTCAGGTTTGATCCTTCGCGACTGTACAAGCTGACCGTGCGCGTGCAACAGGTCCTGATGGGCGCGGGGTCGCCTGGTACATATGCCGGCGTTGACTGCTTTGCAGAGGACGGTATTACGCGCATTGCCACAACTGGTGCGAACAGCGTGGGATCTTCGCACTATGTGGTTTTAACCAACCGCAAAATCCCTCAGGGCGAATGGCTGACCGCCGAGACCTATGTGAAAGGCCATACCACCGGCAGCGAAGGTGGTGGAGCCGGTTCGGGCACGCTGGCAGACCCGAAGCGACTGAAGGAAGGGACGGCCTGGTTCTCGCCCATGCTCATCGCGGGTTACGACAGCATGGGCGGGCAGGCCATCTTTGATTTCTTCGACATTGAGGATGTGACCGAGCAGGCACAAGTGGACGCTAATGCGGCTGCGACCTCTGCGCTCACGACCAAGGTCAGCCAGAACGAGCAAGGGCTTTCCAGCGCTTCCAAGCAGCTGACTGACCTGAATAACAGTGTCGGCTCAGTTGCCGCGCAGCAAGCAGCCACCTCGCAGGCAGTGGACTCGCTGAGTTCAGCTGTCTCGCAGCAGGCCGGTAATTTGTCTGGCGTAAGCACCCGGACAACTACCCTGGAAAACAGCCTGACCACCACCAACCAGAACGTGGCCACCGCCCAGCAGGCTGCTGATGCGGCGAACACCCTGGCGGGCGGCAAGGGCAAGGTGATCATTCAGGCGACGGCGCCGGCCGTGGCGGATCGACTGGCACAAAACCTGTGGATCGACACGGCCAGCAATGCCAACACCCCCAAGCGCTGGAGCGGCACTGCCTGGGTGGCGGTCACGGACAAGGCGGCTACCGATGCTGCGGCCGCTGCAGCGAATGCGTTATCGGTAGCACAGACCAAAGCCGACTCCTCAGTTGTCCAGGGCATTAATTCGCGGGTGACCGATGCCGAGGGCAAGCTGACCTCGCAGGGCCAGGCGATCACGGCCATGGACAACAGCCTGACCGTGACCAACCAAAACGTCACGACCGCGCAGCAGGCGGCACAAGCGGCAGCCGATTCGGCAGGGGCCAAGGGCAAGGTGCTTTACCAGTCTGCCGCACCGGCGGTGGCGGATCGCCTAGCCCAGAACTTGTGGATCGACACCACCAACAACGCCAACACGCCGAAACGGTGGAGCGGCAGCGCCTGGGTGGCGGTCACCGATAAGGCGGCGATCGATGCTGCGGCCGCTGCTCAGTCGGCGCTCACTCAGGTTGCCACCAAAGCCGAGGCATCCGCGCTGCAAACCCTTACCAACCGTGTTGCTGCGGCTGAGGGGGTGAATACCAGCCAGTCCGCGAGCCTGATCGACTTGAGCAACAACGTCGGTGCAATCCAGAGCGGTTTGGGCGCATCCGGTCTTGATCCCGCTCCCGGCGCCTACTGGCAGTTTGATGCCGGCGCTGAGGGGTGGGTAAGCATCAACGCTAATATTGCATCGTCTGGCGGATCTCTTCGCCTGACACCGACCAGTAATGACCCGCAACTGCTCAGCAGCAGCGGTGCGCTCAGCCTCAGCATCCCGGGTGCTCAATACACCAAGGTGCGGGTGGGGCTGACGCGACGTGGAGGCGCAGCCACCGCATGGACTGGCAGTCTGTACTACGCGACGGTCAACCATGGAATTTCGAGCAACTACAGGGCCACTGCTCCAAATCCGAACATCGCGGTGGGTCAGTCTGCTGTTGTTGAGTGGGACATGACCAATTTGGTTGCTGGCGGCACGAACTGGATTGAAAGTCAGATTGGTCGGTTGCGGTTTAACTTCGCCAATGACCTCGACTCTGTATGGGACGTGGACTGGATCGCAGTGGGTCGGGTAGGCCCATCAGCTTCGAGCCGCGTGGTCGAGTCGCTGACCTCGACGGTCACCCAGCAGGGCGACAAGCTGACAGCCGAGGCGCAGCGTATCGACGGGCTGTACACGTCGGTGGGCAACGCCCAGGCAGCAATCCAGAACGAGATCACGGCACGGACCAACGCCGACTCGGCGCTGAGCCAGCAGCTACAGACCACGCAGGCGACTTTGGGGGAGACGACTGCATCTGTACAGCGAGTCAGCACGACGCTCAACCAGCTCAATGGCGTGGCGAACGCCTCGGAAGTGGTCAAGGTTCAGATCACTGCCAACGGCATCCGGCACGTCGCTGGGTTCGGCCTGAGCATCGACAACTCCAAGGGTGCTGTGCAGTCGACGTTTGCGATCCTCGCAGGACGTTTTGCGATTCTCAATCCGTCAGGGGATGCGATCTCAAGCCCGTTTGCCGTATATGGCAACCAGACGTTTATCAGTGACGCGTACATCCGCGATGCCAGCATAACGAACGCCAAGATCGCCAACGCTGCCATTACGTCGGCCAAGATTGGGGATGCGGAGGTGGACACGCTGCGTATCCGTGGCAATGCGGTGACGATCCCGGTGGGCGCCTTCGCAGGGTCCAGCACGGTTAGCGTGACGGTAACGTTGGATGGCAACTATCCAGTGTTCCTGCTGGGGTCCCTGACGCAAACCTATCAGTCGGATATCAGCATGACCCGTAACGGCGTCCTGCTCTGGACGGAGCGGCCCCAGAATTCAACGCTGGCAAGTCGCGGTGTGATGGATTACCCGGGGCCAGGTACGCACACCTACACCCTTTCCTCAAACCACGGCGGCAACACTAACGGCGCCTCGATTCTTGCGGTGGTATGCAAACGATGAACAGTTCTACCGTGGACGGGGACGACCCGTATGAGGTCGTCTCTTATTTCGTTACCGACCAGCAGGGCGTGGTCATTCAGACGGGCACTTCCCAGCGCCTGCATCTGAATGACCACGCCCAAGGTGGCCGGCTTCACTTGGGGACGGCCCCACAGGGCCGCTTCAAATACATCAACGGCGAGTTCGAGCTCTACACGCCCGATGTGAGTTACGACCTGGCGCGCCGGGACGGTTACCCGCCCATTGAAGAGCAGTTGGACATGCTCTGGCACGCCATGGACCAAGGGGCGATGCCCAAGGCCGAACCCTTCTACACGACCCTGCAACGGGTCAAGCAGCAACACCCTAAAACCTGAACGCAACACCTACCCAATGCCCGCCGTCGAGCGGGCTTATTTTTATCTGGAGAAAACCTATGCCATTTGTCGCCATCAACCTGAGCAATGACTACGAAGTTGCCAACAAAACCCGCTACGCCACCCAAGAGGAGGCTGACGCCCGGGCCCGCGAGATCCTGACCCAGTTCCCGGCCGCCCAGGTCTGTGTCGCGCAGGTGCTGAAGGACTACACCGCCAAGGTCTCCATCAGCGCGAAAGATCCGGCAGAGCCAGTACCGGAGCCTGAAGCGCAAACTGCATAGTAAATTTCAAGATCTTGGAATTGCACATGTAGGCGCCTCGATTAACGCGGGGCGCCTACATGCTCCTGCTTATATGCCCAGGCTACGGCCTTCTTTCTTGCCGTAATTCTCCCAGTGCCATTCTGCATCTACTCCTGACTTAGCAACGTCTGGATTGGCTCTGAGGTATGCGGCAGAATTGAAGTTCGGGTCGATTACTTTGCCTTTGTAGCGAACTGCATCAACAAACTCTTTTGGGATCGTATGTCCGCAGTACAAATTTTCTGTACGTTTCTGAGTGATCAGGTTGGTTACGTTTTTAAAGTTGATGGTTCCGTAGAAGGGGTCGGAAGACAAGGGCGAGTAGTAAGAGCAGTTTTCGAAGTAGTAATGAGTTACTTGAGACCAGCGGGTTTTATTTGGGTCTTGCTGCTTGCTTCCGCCGTGCAACAGGTTTGCAGTCCAAATCAACGCCTGACCTTTCTTGGCGGTGAAATGCTCTGGCTCAACTTTGTAGTGCTCGACCAGCTCGCGCCAGAGCGGTTCATACATTTTTTGATGCGGGTGCTCGGCCAGCTCTGTGGCACAGATCCCCAAGAACTCGTTTGTATAGACAGGCCACTTATGCGTGCCAGGGTAGTACACGAGCGGGCCGCTTTCCATAGTGATGTCTTCCAATGCGACCCAGACACCACACATGAAGCGCTCTGGCATGGAACTAAAGTGAATGGAATCAGTATGGAAGTGCTGCTGCGTACCTACTGGAAAGTTTAAGGTTTGGAAGGGCCATGCCCGACGACCATACAACTGGGAAAGCAAGTCAAGAATTTTTGGGTTAGTGGCGATTCTGTGGACGTTCTTGTTGAACTTCCAGGCGTCTTGAACGCGTAGGGAAATCTCGTTTTCGAATCCAAATTTTCTCCAGCCTTCCCACTCAAACTCTTTGTCGAGATCTTGTTTGATCTCTTCAGCCATGTTCGAGATTTCAGCATCTGGAAAGTCAATAACTGCATAGCCCCTTGTGTTGAGCTCCAGAGCGATTCGCAGGGTTTCCGCATCCACGACTTCGGTATTGAAGAATTTACTGAAGAAAGGCGATTCAATCTTCGGTACGCCGGGAAGAGGGTTGTGAACATCCTTCATAAGGTCTTGCTCCTAAAAGTGCCTGGCTAGAAATTCCGGTTATTAGAATTTTTCTTGTCCTGTCGGTCAGAAAGTGGCGCAGGTGGATTGTAAATTAAACGGCCAGGTTCGTCGATTTCGTGTCGCTGCGGATTGCTCTTCTTAAACCTACGGTCCACGGCCGAAATCGGCATAGACCTGCCTCATCACACTTTCAACTTTGGAGTAACTCGAATGACTGCACGCGGTGTCCGCAATGACAACCCATGCCCAGTTCGTGCTGGAGGCGGGCGCTGCCAAGCCGCGCCGCGCCTCCGATCCGGCGCCGGAACCGGAAGCGCCTGTCGCTTGACGCCCGCAGTCACCTCACGCCTGCATTGCGCAGGCTTCTTTTTGCCTGGAGAAAACCATGGCCCGAATTCCTGCCGCGGGTGCTGGCGGCGTAAACGTGATTGCCTTCCTGGACATGCTGGCCTGGTCCGAAGGCACTTCGACTATCAAGGCCAGTGACGACGGGTACAACGTCCTGGTGGGCGGGAAGCTGTTCAGCGACTACAGCAAGCACCCTAAGGTGAAGGTGTGGCTGCCGAAGTACAGCATCTACAGCTCCGCTGCCGGCCGGTATCAGTTCCTCGCCGGCACCTGGGACGCCATCGTGAAGAACTATGGTTTCAAGGGCCGTTTCATTCCCGAGGCCCAGGACCTGGCTGCAATCAAGTTGCTGACGGAGTGCGGCGCGCTGCCGCTCATCAAGGCCGGCCGCATTGCCGAAGCGATCGCCAAGGCTGCCCCGATCTGGGCCAGTCTGCCCGGTGCTGGCTATGGCCAGCGCGAGCACAAGCTGGCCGCGCTGCTGGGCATCTACGAAGCGGAGAGGGCGGTCGAGGCCAAGCCACAAGATCAGCTGCTTGCGATGTTCAGCGCCTGCGGCGGGGAGATGGCGGCGTGAAAGGCTGGGTCAAGACCGCAGCCTTGGTCCTTGTGGTGACGTCCTACTGGGGCGCCTACCAGCATGGCCGGTCGGTGGAGCGCGCGGTTGCCGGCCAAGCGTCAGCGCAACGTGACAGTGGTGATCGGCTGGCCGAGGTCATCGGCGAGCGCGGTGCCCGGCAGGAAGAACAACGACGCGCCGAGGCGCAGGAGGAGGCGAGAGCCTATGCCCAGGAAGAAAGAACGATTGCTGATGCTGGCGCTGCTGACGCCGATGCTTCTGGCCAGCGGCTGCGCAGTGACGCCACCCAGCTCGCCGCCGCCGTCAGTTGCGCCGGCACGAATACCGCCGCTGTCGCCAGAGGCGAGGCAGCCACCCGCGCCGCCATGGTGCTCTCCGAGCTGTTCGCACGGGCTGATGCTCGAGCGGGAGAGTTGGCGAAAGCTTATGACCAAGCCCGAATAGCGGGCCAGGCCTGCGAAGCGTCCTATAATGCGCTGATTAAATGATTTGAAAGCTGAAGCCTCGTGGTACTTTGCGTTGCATGGAATTTGCGGCTTCGTTAAACCGGGGGAATTCAGTGCTGAAGCGCATCAATGCGGTGATGGATAGGATGATGGCGCAGGTCCTAGCTGCCTCGGCTTGGATTGCATATACCTGGGTAGTGATGATTGTCTGTACTCAAGGGCGAACCTGGCTGGCATCAAGCGATTCAGATGGAAACACTGGTCTAAAATTAGCTCTGTTGGGTGCGGCGCTGATCTTGGCGTTCCCCAGAATCACAGATCGCATCGGCCTTCCTCGATCTCGGCTCCTGAGCAGCTTGCGGACGGTGATCGTTGTAGTCCTTTTGATATTCGGAGGAACCACGATGATTGATCATTCCGCAGATAAAACCCAGCTAGACATCGTTGAAATAGCTGATGAAAAAATGAGATTCGAAGAAAAATTAAGGCTTCAGGCGATCGCCGCCTCTGAGCGTGAAGTGGCATCAATAGAAGGCTCGAATTCGCGTAGTCTCACCTACATGGAGTGTGTGCAACGGGGAATTCAGTGGTTTAAAGAAATTGGTTCCTATCCAGCCCTTTCGAATGGCGAGAATGCTACCTCGGTCGCGAAGAATAGGTGCCTTAATACAAACAGTGCATTTGGGCCATGGTAGGAAATATCTTGGCCTTTTGTGCAATCTGACGCTGATTGGAGCAGGGCTTGGACAAGCGCACCTTCATTGGAATGGTCGAGGCCGGCGAGCCGCTGATTCAGCAGGCTATTGACGCCATGCGCGAGTATCACCAGGCCCAAGATCGCGGTGCGCCAGCGGAAGAAGTCGAGCGATTGCGCCTCCTCGCCGAGTCACTCTTCCAGGTTGTGTCCGATTACCAGCTCCGCGTCATCGCCAAGGCTCGGGGAAAGGATCTGCCCCCGCTGCACTGACCCGCTGACCGGCAGTTGCCCATGTGCTGCCTTGGTGGATACGATGCTGTATCTATATACAGTATTTGGTGCCGCATGTATTTCCTCCTCGTTCGCCGCCGCGTGAATGGCGTGGCCATCCCTTCCGATCAGCTCAGAAAGATCCAACCCCTGCGGGCTGACATCCATATAGGTGACCACCACAGTGAGCCGCTTGGCCGGGTGTCGACCCAGGCCTGGGTGTTCAATCCGACGCCAGGACCCGACATCATCCCGCGGCTGCACGACGCCAAGGTCAACGGCATGGCCCAGCTCGGGATGAACATTAACGGGGTCGAGGAGATCGACGGCGTGCTGTACGCGCAGTCCTGGTGGTGCAGGGCAGAATGATGGCCGGGATACCGCAGGCTTGGCTTGATGAGCTGAACGACCAGTTCGCCCTGATCACCGATCCGGACGGGCGCGCTGCCGTGCTCGATGAGATGGCCTATGCCGCCCATCGTCGGCGAGAGGTCAGCGCCGAGAACCTGGTTGACATGCTGGAGCTGTCCGAGGCGGCGAGGGCCTGGGGGTTGATGGAGTTCGAAGAGGCCTATCACATTGGCCTGTTCAAGTATGAATTGTGGGAGGAGGGTGTAAGCGACGACCCAGGACGGATCGTGGTTGGCAGGACGCCTGGATGGGGTGCTAAAGCTGTCTAAAACTGCTCGAAAGCTTCTCGTTTTTACTGGGTCAAAGTCACTGAAACTGACTGAACTGTATTAGACAGGGGCTAAGTGCAGGCCGCATGTGGCGCGGCCTGATGTCCGAATCTCACGCTACTGCTGCAGTACTGGAATGTGCTGGATGGACGTACAGCCGGCTCGTACCAATTTTTGTACCAATGGCTGTGTTTTGGAGGGGGATGGAGTGTTGCGGGGAGGGCTGGAGGGCCCGTAAATACGGGCTTTCTCCGCTTTGCGAAACTCTTCAAAACGCGGAAAACATCTCTGGAGTATGGCTGATTTGCTGTCGAATGCCTTATGACTAAAGGGCGCAAGGTGAACGAAATTTAATCCTTTACCAATTCTGTACCAATCACGTTCTTTTCCAGTTCTGCCAGTTCCGCCCAATCGTTGGCAGAATTCAACCACTTTGTGTAGGTCGAGAGAAGCACCTGCACCGAGTGGCCAAGCTGCCCAGCAATAAACGCTGGATTCATCCCCGACATGAGGCACATCGTGGCATACCTCTACCGTCTCTCAGCAGGGCAACACGCTGTCATGATGAACGCGGTGGACTGGTCAGGTGAAGTCGACGTTGCCTAAAGGCCGGGAAATCCGGCAGTAGTTCCCGGCCGCCCAGGTGCTGGTGGCTCAGGTGCTGAGCGAGTACCGGGCAACCGTGACCGTAACTGTTCAGGACCCAGCCGAAAAGGAGGTTGAATGATGACCTTTGCAAGGGCCTAGTACTGGCGATCATTCCACCAGCTAAGGCACTGTTGTCCGGAGTAGCCTGCCTCTATCGCGTGGAGAAAGCCCATGTTGTCGTCGTCAACCTGAGTATTGACTACAGAGTCGCCAACCAGGCCCGCAGAATGAGGTGTGCCGGTTGCTTAGTGAGCATCAAGTAGCCTGTTCAGAAGCCCCTCTTGGTGCTCACTGTCATAGCACCCTGGTTGGTTTGGAGGGGTGGCATTGCACGGTAGGTTTCGCTGATCCCAACGACTTCCATAAGGGCTATTGAAGTAGTGATTACACCCGGATAGAACAATCACTAGCCCCACCAAAACTCCTTTGCCCATAGATATCTCATCCATTGTATGGTTGATTTGAGACGAGTTCGCCTTTGACAACGACACGCCATTGCCACGCCATTGCCACGCCAAGCGTGGGCGTTTTTTCACCTGGAGACCAACCACGCTGGTTACAGTTGAGGCAGTTCTCGATGGCTAGGTCCGCGTAGCTCAGGTTCTGAAGGGTTACAGCCGCGAGGCTACTGTCATTTCGAGCCGCCTGACTGAGCCGGTTCTTGATGCATCTGCAGGCTGAAGCTCGGAATCACCATATTGCCGTATTTGTATTGCTTATAGCTGGTGTATGGCAGCACAACGGTATCAGCAATACAAGATGCGGCCATGTCGACCAAGATTTCATACGGGTCCGAATGTATTCCCGTTCTTTCCGGCCCAGTTAAGTTGCAAAACTGGTAGGCAACGCCGCTGTACACCCGAGGGATGGCTGGGCAGTACGAGTTCCATTCAGCCAGATCGCCCACGGCTTTCGACTCTTCCGACACCGTGCGAACGGTTCCGCATCCACTCAGCGCGGTTACGAGTACTATCCCAATCCATGGTTTCATATCAGCCCCCTATCCTCCGAAGACCTGATGATATCCCGCCGAAGTCAAAGCCTGCCATTGGATCCTATGCGTTATGACTGAAGGGCGCAAGGTGACCGAAATTTAATCCTGCGCCGCGTGAATGACGCGTCAGGATGCGATGAGGTAGGCCGCTACGCCCTTGGCCAAGCGCCAAGGTTTCCAGATTGAAAGATGATCGAACAATCGGCTGTAGTTACCCGCCAGCCCTGCAACCACGAGGTATACAAACCACTTTCGCAGCATTCTTGAGAACTTTCTTTTAATGAATCGCAACAATCGGCACACCATTGAAAAATCGCCCTGTCGCAAAAACGAAAAAGCCCAACTGAGTGTTGGGCTTCAGCGTCACTCCTCAACACCAGCAGGAATGACAGGATCGGGCAAATTTACGGCACGGCGACTTGACACTGCAAGCCCTTTCGAGCGCCTGTTTCCTGCCGCTTCACCGGGTGGACTGGTCCGCTGCTGCCGCTAGCGTTAAGGCAGCGTGATACCGCACATCAATCTGTGCGCAAGATCGGGAACTGCGCCGCTGGATTGCGTGATTCGGCGTTCATCAATGCGCACGCAGTCGCGGCCTCGGACTTGTTGATAAAGCCGCGCTTGAGCCGCTGTTTCTCCTGGTTGTCGTAGATATCGAAGCCGCCCGAAGTTGTAGCGGCATAGAACCGGTTGCCAATGCAGAAGGACTCGCCTTCCACTGGCACAGCAGGAACGATAACGAATCTTGGTTGCATGTTTCGCACCTCCCCAGGCAGATAGCTAATTATTAGTCTGAGAGCGGGTAGGCAACAATATGACTCATCGAGACTAATCAATGGCGTGGCGTGTCACGCGTGTCAACCACGCGCTTTTGGTTAGCCGGCGTCCCGATGCCATTTGTGACGGGCGGGACATCGGGATGCGTTGCCGGCTTTCGACGCTCAGCGATGGATCAGCGAGAGCTCGCTGATGATGCAGACCGAGCCGTCAGTGGCCGGCGTTGCATCGGTGTAGTCAACCTGGTTGTAGATGCCGCCGTGGAATTCGAACAGGCGCGACGCCCAAGTGCTGTCGAGCTGTAAATCACCAGAGGCGCCGGACACCCCGTTGCATTTGGCCGTTACATTCACCACGCCTGCAGACGTGGTGTGGATGCTCACGTTGAACTGCGCCCCCAGAGGCACCCCTTTGAGCACGGTCGAGTTCACCGGGTCGGTCTGGTTGTAGGTCCGCCGAAACCCCAGGGTAATGTTGCCTTTGTTCCAGAACACCTTCACCGGCGGGCTGTCATCCCCACGCACGTGCATCTGGGCGATCACCACCTTCAGCGCCGAGTTGACCTTGGTCAGGGTCATGGTTTGGCGATTCCAGTGATCCTGGGCGCTGGACAATGTCCAGTCTTCGGTTTCTGTCCACTCGCAGCGGGTCCTGTGGGTGCTTTTGCTCGAAGCACCTTTGGTAGGGGCTGAAAGCTGGATCGAGCCATCGCTGAGTACCGTTACCACACTCGGCAACCGCGCGATCGCTTCGGCACCGTTGAGTTCGAGTGCTATAGGATTGGTTGAGGAGACGGCCACCGGGGTGGCGATGGTGAGGTTGCTGATGTGTACGGTCATGGGGGCTCCTGACAAAAAAGTGGCTTGAAGGATGAACCGATCGAGCAGCCTTGCATCTGGCTGCCGAATCGAACATTAGCCAAAGGCTAAAATATGGTCAATAGCTATCAGCTAAAAAAATCGCTCTGAGACAAATTACCTGCTGGCGAAATTTTTCTGTGACAGGGCTTTACGCTGGATTTGGCGGTGAGATAAGCTCTCGTCGAGCACTGTACGAATATACAGCTATCAGGATGAGAATATGTCTAAGCACATGAAGGCTGCACCCCAGCAACATCAGGAAATGACCGGAGTAGAGCGGCTTGGCCTGCGGGTGTCGTCGATGATCAACCACCCGCTCGCACAGACGCAGCGCTGGGTCGTTGTGCATCGCCTGGATACCGATGGTGATGCGGAGTGGGAGGAAGTGATGGGCCTGCTGTCCGACACGCCTGAGTTGGACCTGACGTTCAACGACGACGAAAGCGTCACCGTGCGCTGGGAGCGTAGCAGTGTGGAGGAGCGTGACGACTTTATCGTCGAGCAGTTCAGCAAGGAGGAGGTTGAAGCGGCAGCGCCTTTCTGAGCGTTATGCAAAGCCCGCCTGGGTGGCGGGCTTCGGCTTCATACCAGGTGCGCATTCCACACCAAGAGCACCCTGGCCTGAATGTAGGTTTCTTCCCGGCGAATCATGCGGTCCTTGTGCCGCGAGTTGTCGGAAATCATCTCGAAGTGGTCATCGTCAGCGATCTGCAATCGCTTGATATAGATGTGATCACCCCAGGAGAAGAAGTAGATGCCATCGCCGACAAACTCGCGGATGCTGACATCGACGATCAGCGGGTCGCGGTGCTTGATGGTCGGCTCCATCGACTGGCCCCAGCCGGTGATCATCTTCAGGTGGTGGTGTTCAGCGAACGCCACACCCAGCTCGCGAAGATGGCTGGGGCTGACGCGAACGTCCTTGAACATCTCGGGGTAGTCGTGGGGGATCTGGCCACCGCCCATGGCGGCCCGCACATCGTAGTGGGCAATCCACACTTCGTCACCGACCAGGCCCGGGCGAACAAAGTCAGCCTTTATCAGCGTGGCATCCTGAGGTTCTTCTGCAGCGGCCAGCAACCTTTGCCGGGTTTCTTCAGGGATGCCCTTGCCGCTTCGGGCAAGCATCTGCTTGACCAGGTCGGCCGCCGAAAGCTTGCCTTCGCCCGCTTCGACCGACGGCTGCACGGGGTCGCCTGCCGACAGTGCGTCGAACCAACCCCGGGGCAGGCCTTCGACGCCCTCGATTCTGCGGGCCACATCATCGCCCAGGTTTTTCGCGGTCTTGTCGGAAAGAATCTGGCTCAGGTGTGCAGGCGCCATCCCCCAGCGTTCTGCGCAGGATCCCTTCTTCTGGCTGCCGATAAGCTTGACCAGGTTGTGCTTGCGAATGTCGTAGATGTCCATAGGACGAAGCATGCCAGTGTTTAGCTTGTTGCTAAATGTGCGCATGGCTAAATTAGCTCTTGTTGCAATGTTAGCTATAGGCTAAATTAAATCCATCAACAAGAAAAGCCACTGAGACATTTTTGTCCAGGGCTCGTCGCATCATCATCGGTAATGAGGTTTACATGGATCCGACCGACCTCGGCCCGGGCACAGTCACTTGGCTGAGCGGCACGGGCACTGTGTTGCTAGGTGCATTTCTATGGCTGCGCAAGTGGCTGTCCCGGGATGCAGCCGAGCGTGCGATGGACAACGCAGATATTGCAGTTATCCGCCGCCTGACCGAGTTGCTGGACATTGAGCGGGACGCCCGGCGAGAGGCAGAAGCCAAAGCTGATCAGCTCGCCAGGGAGCGCAACGATCTGGTGCTGACCGTAGGGCGGCTGCAAGGCAAAGTGCTGGCGCTGACCAGCCAGCTGCGGCGTAGCTCACAACGCTGAGCCAACACTGAGTGACAGGGCCGGCAAAAACAAAAAAAAGCCCGCCAAATTGGCGGGCCATAAGGGCGTAGGGAGCAACGCACAACAAATTCGGGTCAGGCCACCAGGACGCCTGGTTGCAACTGTTCAGCCAGGGCTTGGGCCGAGGCAAGGGATGGCATCGGCCCGCTCACGGCTTCGCCGTTGCGTACCAGGTACCAGCACGCCAGCAGGCCCTGCTCACGCAGTGGAGTGGGGACGGCGCTGCCGACAACGGACATGATCTGGATAGTGGCCATGAGGACCTCCTGTGAAACATGGCTCTACCATACGCAGCAGCCTGGGCGGTTTGAAATCAACTTCCTCGATAGTGGTCATTAGTTCTATCAACCGTTACCAGCGCGGTGGGCCGTAATACACCGGGGGCGGGCCGTAGTAGGTGCGGTAGCCCGGGGGCGGTGGCGCCGGCGCGTAGTACGGCTGGTAATACACCGGCTGGGGCGGTGGTTGCACATACACCGGCGGCGGCCCGTAATAGACCGGCTGGCGTTCGACGTACACAGTACGGTCACGCCCGCCATAAACCGTCGCGCCGACCACAGCGCCGACCACCGCCGCACCCAGGAGCGGGCCCGGCCCATACCAGCCACCGCCGCCATGGCCGCCGTGGGCAGCAGCGGGCCCGCTGATGGCCATGGCGCCGACCAGCAGGGCGATTCCGGGAATGTGACAGTTCATGGAGCACCTCGCAGAGAAACCCTACGTTCGGGGCCTTATTAATATGACTCCAGTCTCTGTCAGCTGAGCACAGGGGAACGGTAAAGGTTGTGTAAGGGACGACCAGTGGTTGGCTCTGTTACGCTGAACAAACGTTTCAGTTATGACAAAGGAGCAGGTTATGTCGACAACTCCCAGCAGGGGTACCGTGCTGTGCATCTCCCTGGCCGGCCGCCCCGGCACCTTCGGCGTTCGTTTTCACAACCACCTGTACCAGCAGTTGGGCCTGGACTTCTACTACAAGGCCATGCGCACCGATGACCTGCCTGCGGCGGTGGCGGGGATCCGCGCGCTGGGTATCCGCGGTTGCGGCGTGTCGATGCCGTACAAGGAGGCCTGCATGGCACTGGTCGACGAAATCGACCCGTCGGCAGCGGCCATCGAGTCGGTCAATACCTTGGTCAATACCGATGGCCACCTGAAAGCCTACAACACCGATTACCTGGCGGTGCGCCAGTTGCTGGCGCAGCATCAGGTCGATCCGGGCACCGCCTTTGCCTTGCGTGGCAGTGGTGGGATGGCCAAGGCCGTGGCTAGTGCCCTGCGTGATGCCGGCTTTGCAGAAGGCATCATCGTTGCGCGCAACGAGCAGGCAGGTCGGCAACTGGCGGATGTGTGCGGCTATCGATGGGTGGCGGAGCTGGGCGACATCTGCCCGCCGATGCTGGTGAACGTGACGCCGATCGGTATGGCAGGCGGGCCGGAGGCAGAGGCGCTGGCGTTTTCCGAGCAGGCCATAGCGGCGGCGGAGCGGGTGTTTGATGTGGTGGCGATGCCGGCACAGACGCCGTTGATCCGCCGGGCCCAGGCGTTGGGCAAGCCGGTGATTACCGGGTTGGAGGTGATTGCGCTGCAGGCGCTGGAGCAGTTTGTGCTGTACACCGGGGTACGGCCGACGCGGGCGCAGGTAGATGCGGCAGTGGCTTACGCCCGGGATATCTAG